CTAATGTAATACCTGTGATTGTAGGGTATGAAACAGGCTTATATTTAGCCCATTTGTTTACATTTTCACTGATACACAATAGCCCTATATTGTGACTTCCTAACCCAATTGCCTGACCTACTACAGTAGTACTAATATTTGTTGTTCCTATACTCATTTTATTTACTTTCTAATTTTTTTATTTTTTCTGTTAGTTCTTGAATTGATGCAATTAAATAAGGTATTAATTTAATATAATCAACACTTAAATATTCATCATTATAAATTGTATGAACCAGTTCAGGAAGTACTTCTTTTAATTCCTGTGCTATTAAACCAACATCTTTTTTATCTGTTTTATTTGAATTTAATTCTTTTGCTTTATCATTCCAATTATAACTAACTGGATTTAATAGATTGATAATATCTAATGAATTACCTATTGATTTAATATTAGTTTTTAATCTTTTATCTGATGCAGAATGAGCATTAATTTCACCTGTTGCTGTAATATTTCCAGTTACTTGTAATCTTGCACCGTTGTCACTTGTTGAACCAATCATTAAATTACCACTTTTCAACAACATTCTTGATGAATTATTTTCAGCAAAATACATTGCATCTCCCGAATTACAATTAAATTCAACAATACCAAACCCACCCAAAAAAGACATATTTGATAATGAGGGTGTTGGTTGATTAAACCATATACCGCCATAAATATCCATTGTACCTATTTTTGCACTTGTTGCACCTACTGAACCTACACCATTTATTTTTATTAAATTAGTATCTACCAAACTATTAAATGCAACACTACCATTTACAGTTAAATTATTAGCATTCCAATCAACTGATGATAGATTTGAATTTCCATCATGCCAAATTCTTTTAACTGTACCAAATGAGGCTGTACCCTCTCTTAAATACCATTCACCCTGTGCTCCTGTTGTACTTCCACCTATTAATTGCCAACTGTTATAAGAACCAGCATCCCATCCAGCAACATTAATACCTGAACGCCAATCAGCACTAAGACCAGCAATGGAATTATTAAAAAATGTTGATATTGCATGACCTGCATAATATGTTGGTTGTCTATCTTCTCCCCTTGTATCAGTTACTGTCAATATATTTGCACTATTAGAACCAGTTGCATAATTTACATTTAATCCACTTGCTGTACCTGTTAATCCTGCACCACTTCCATTAAATGACGTTGCTGTTACTCCACCATTAAACAACCCACTTCCATTCACCGCCAACTTATTATTAGTTATTTCAGCTCCTGTGGAATATCCTATACCGACGTTGCCATCGTCTCTAAATAATATACTATTTGCTGCTGTATTTCCTGATTGAAAAGTCAAACCAAGATTAGCATTAGCATATATGTTATAACCATAACTTACTCCAGTAGCTCCATCAAGCCATATTTCTCCAACACCTATTTTGGTTGGAGTAAATACTCTTATCGGACTATCAACCAACACACCACTACCTTTCATAGGGATATAACCTGCTGTAAGGTTTGTTGGGGTAATTCCTGTTGTTTGGACGGTCGATGCAAAAGTTGCTGCACCTGAATTAGGGTTTACCTTTAACCAAGTTTTATTACCACCAGCCTCAACACCTGCTCCAATTCTAAATTGTAAAGTCGAAGTGGATTTAATTTTTGTATCTAAGTAGACATTTCCATTTTCTACATAAGGATAAATCCTAAATCCCGTTAATCCATCATCGCCTAAATCAGTATTATCACCGAATAATGCAAATGTTCCAATTTTTGAATTTCCACTAATCCATATATTACCCGACTGAGCAGATGTAGTATTGTTTTGGATATACTTAGAGTCTAAAGATACTCCTGCAATAGTTGGAGTGTTGGAGAAATTGGCTATGCCTGATGAATTTATAGTTACAGCATCAATATCATTAGTATAAAAAGTTAAAGATTGATTTTTGCTTGTTCCTAATCTAAAACCACCAAAACTATTCCAATCAATATTTCCAGTACCACCATTAGCATAGAATGACATTACATTGTCTGTGGTTAATTTTTCGACAGCCCCAAACTCATAAGTATATGCTCCATTGGATACTTCTAACAGTGAACCAATTGGACTCCAAGTAGAATTTATTTTAATTTTTCCAAATGCATCAATATCACTCCCCCACAATTTACCCAGTCTTGAACTACTTGAACCTATTGTTTGTGGGGTTGATTGGTCGGTTAATACTGCCCCTAAGTAATTACCAAGGTTGTTGTTAAATTGGCTAAGATTAATAGGTTTATCCGTTAAAGAATTATAGCTTTTTTCTGATAAGTTATTTAGTGAGTGATTATGAGTTGATAAAGAAAATGTACTGCCTAAAGTAGCCGTAATTAAATTTCCTGTCTTAGATATTGAGGTTAAGGCATTGCCCGAACCGGATATGACCACGCTGGTTGCAGAACCACTTTCGACACTTACCAATCTACTATTGATCTGATTTATCGTGTAGGCGTTGAATGTATCCGTTAATACAGCATTGTCAAACGCTCCACCTAGATTTGAGATATTGTAAACCGTTTGGATCAGCCCTCCACCTGCGCCGCCCGAACCTGAGCCAACGCCATAGGCACTAATCTCTCCCGCCGAATAAATACTGTTATCAATTGATAAATAACCATTTGCATCAACGATAAGATTAACGGATTTTGTGCCGTTCGTAATCGTTAACCCTTTTGTAGTGGTCTTTGCATTTACAGTTAATGCTCCAGACAAAGCTCCACCGGTTAACGGTAAAAAGTTCAATGCTGGAAAATTGGTTATATCAGATACTAAATGAGTATGAATTAAAGGAGCTTTCCCTGTAATGGTTACAACGAGGGCAGCCATCGCATTATCGTCATTCGCCAACTCTAAGGATATTTCCTTTAATGTGTCTAAATTTGCGGGTGCTCCGCCTATTAAATCCGTAAACCGTTGGTCAACGTATAAGTTTGTTGCATAATTGGAGTCATTTAATAGCTGTGAAAGTTTAGTAGGTAAAGAAGATGCTGTTATATACCCTAATCCCGTCCACGGAGTTCCAGTAACAAACCCCCCGTAATTTCCTAAGTCATTAATTAATTGGCTTAATCTTAAAGGTAATGCAGACGATGTGATATATCCGGCATTCTCAACTGTTACAAGTCTGCTATTAATCCTGTTTACCGCATATGCGTTAAAAGTATTAGTTAGGTCTGAATCATTAAAAGTTTGACCTAAATTTGAATAACCGAATACTTGAGAAACTAACCCAGAACCACCGCCGCCACTAGTTGAACCTACACCATAAGCTGAACTTTCGCCCAAAGAATAAACATCCTTGTCAATAGAAAGTCTTCCATCTGCATCAACTGTTAAGTTTACAATTAAACCATCTGTATTTTTTATTGCTAATCCTTGAACAGTTGCAACACCTCTAACATCTGCTAATCCATTAAATGACTGACCAAATATTAATCTGCTATTTAACAATGAACCTGCAGAACCAGTTGTGTTTTGATTTAACACTCCTATTGGAAGCTGCGTAATTGCAGTTATTAACCCCTTTGCATTTACTGTAATTCTTGGAATAGCATTATTTAAGCCATAAGAACCTACATTTGAATTAATATTCTTCAATACTAAAGCCACTGAAGTATTACCAGCAACAGTATTAACATCACCTGAAAATGTTATGAGTTTATTAGCGGTTAAATATGCGCTATCATTATTAAAATATGATACATTAATTGGAAAGTTGAATATATCATTTATTAAATGTGCATGATTACTATTTGCTTTATTATCAAGTAAGCTAACAACTGAAGCTACTCCTGCCTCTGTGCTTTCAATCCTGCTTTTAAGTTTAAATATAGAATAAGCATTAAACGTATTAGTTAAATCAGAGTCTAAGAATGCTCCTTCTGATGCTGCTATCATATCAGAGTAACTAAGCACATTCGATATCAGTCCTCCTGTTCCACCTCCACCACCACCTCCTGCACCATAAGCACTTAAAAAGTCCGTAGAATACAAACCCCTATCAACACTTAGACATCCGTTTTCATCAACAACTAAGTTGACTGATTTTGTTCCGTTCGTTATGGTAAGACCTTTTGTAGTAGTTTTCGCATTTACAATTAATGCACCTGAGAGATTTCCACCTGTTAACGGTAAATACAGTGATACAGCATCAGTTTTGGTCAAATACGTTGCCGTTGCAACTCCTGTTGCCAGATAAGTGCTATTGTCGTAACTAATTGTAGTACCGTTGGATTTGATAAACCCCAAACCATTTAATTGAGGTTGTTTTGTTCCGATCAAATTGGTTACAGTTGCCGCAAAGTTAGGATCGTTCCCAAGTGCATTTGCAAGCTCGTTTAAAGCATCTAAAGAAGCAGGGGCACTACCTATTAAAGAAGCGAACCTTTGATCTACGTAACTCGCAGTAGCAAAATTTAGGGGGTTAGTTGCGTTATATGGAGTAAACCCGAGCGCATTAGTTATTAACTCGCTAGTCAAACCCGATAAGTAGTTTTTATTCTCAACCGTTACAAGTCTGCTGTTAATTCTGTTTATAGCATAAGAATTAAAAGTCGTTGTCAAGTTTGAATCATCAAAATCCTGTCCTAAATCAGAATAACTAAACACTTGAGTTATCAAACCTGAACCCGCCCCTCCTGTAGAACCAGCCCCATAAGCCGATATTTCTCCGGATGAATAAATATCTCCGTCAAAACTTAATCTACCATTTTCGTCTACAGTCAGAGTTACGATTTGCGTTCCGTTTGTAATTGACAACCCCTTTGTAGTGGTTTTTGCATTTACATTTAAAGCGCCAGATAAGGTTCCGCCTGACAGTAACAAATAAGCGCCAAGCCAAGGGGTTTCTGTGATTCCATAACCAGCAAGCGTAGTGGGTCTATTGTTTAATTCAGAAAAATTATATGACGGCTTATTTGGCTGTTTAGCCCAATCGGATATATCTGTTGATAATAGAATATTTTGAGGTAACGATGCTGATACTACGCCATTTTCATCGATGGACAATCCTTCACCGATTTTAACTCCTCCCAATAAAGAAGAAGTGGCTTTTGGCAAAACATAAGGCGAAGAAGAATTTAATTTTATTTGAGTTCCAACGGCGATTGCTAAATTTGAAGACAAACGAGCGATTGATTTTTCCGGACTTGTGTCATTCGCATTTGCTTTGAATGCTTTAGCTATGTCGTTTTGAAATTGGTTGTAATCTATGCCGCTCATATTTTGAATCTTTAATAAAATGTGTTATCTGTTGCCATTAAATTTATATAGTGGCTAAAACAGATTGCTGAAAATAATAGTCAGGCTCATTAGGGTAATAGAATGAACTTAATATCCCCGCGTTATCGTATATCAAATTACCATCTAAATCACGAATAACAAACCCTCTAATCCTAGGCAATTGTCCGATAGGTACATTTATATCAAATCGGGGTAAAAAGTTTGTATCGGGCACGTAACGGACTCCACCTGTATTTTTAGCAATAAATAATAAATTTTCCCATTCAATTTTATTTCCGTCTTTCCAAAATCTGTAATCGAATAACTTCGACATTTGTATTTGAAGATCTTTTCTAACAACATCTATGTCCGACGATGGGTCGATATCAAGCCTGAATTGAACATCCAATAAAAACCATTTTACATTGTTCAGTTGCAAAGAGAATGTTGAAGCGTCGGAAGAATTTAAAAATTCGTTTATGGATAAATATTCTTCAGACCTAGAAACCATTTCATTTATTTCATCAGATGTGAAATCTTGACCATTACAAGGAACAATTGTTAAGTTTAATTTTCCAGAACCGTCAACTCCGCCCTTTAAAACTCTCAATACATTATTATTGATTTTCATCAAAATCTGTTCGATATACGATACTGTATCCCTCGCTAATTGATTGACGCTTTCTTTAATCCTTACCCGATACGTTTCATCGCTCTCAAAATCAGATCCCCCCGTGGCTTGATACTCATTTGTGCACGATATATGTCCCTGAGGAATTATTGTCATTCTATTTATAGACACTGGCCCGACGTTCGTTTGCATCCCAGTGGATTCGCTTTTTACTTTAGCATATTCAAACCCTTGTATACCGATTGTGACGTCTTTTTCTAACGAAAATCTCACTCCGCTTGTGCTTAAAAATTGGTTATCTGCAGATGAATAATAAGTACCTTTATCGGCGACTAATCTAATATAAGTTGAACTCCCTGAAGCTGTAAATCTTTCCGAAACCCCTCTTCTTTTTGCGGCTTCGTCTAAATAGCTACCATAAGAAGAATCAGGGAATATATGACCTTCAATTATCGCTTGATTCGTCAAACATTTTTGACCTATTTTAGCAACTCCGTAACCAATTCCGCTTAAGACTGACTCATTTGAAATGTCATTTACCTTATCAGTTTTGTTTAAGAATATTTCCAAAAATATTTGCTTTAATTCTTGCGCTGTACTTATTTTAGTTATCATATTGTTATCTTTTGCTCAGTTTTGTAATCATACTTTGTTTTAATGTCGCAAGTCAATGTCATATCTCCTTCCGAAAATTTAAATCCTTTTACGTTTACATATTCAAACAAATCATTTTGCATAAATATATTCGTTATGTCCTCCACTAAAATGGGATATGAAAATTGTTTAACCGTACTGCCCGATATTAACGACATATCCTTCCCAAATAATGGGTTTTCGGGAACATCCCCTCGATTTAATTCTAACAATATAGCGCACTTTTGGTCAATGTTATCTTTGTATAAAACAATATCTAAATCATTGTCTACAAAAGTTATATTTTTACAAATATCTTTGCCATAAATTCTTTCTCCGATAGGCTGGTCTAAGATTGTAGTAACCACAATATCAGTGGCATTGTTAACGAACGCGCTTATAGATTTTAATTCATCAATTTCCCAATCTGATTCGTTCAAATCGTTATTCAACATCAAGTCTATCCAGTCAGAATTTTCTCCGCTTACATTCTTGATTGAATTAGCCACTTCTTCCATTGTTCTCAACCCCCCTACTGTCGTGTCAACTTGTATGTAAGGTTTATACCCGTATTTGGTTTTTGAAGTCCTTAAAAACTTTGGTAATTTGTTTATTTTTTCAACAGCGGCTGTCAATGCTTCGACCAACTCCATTAGTTCCCAATAACCGCAGGTTGAAAACTTAGACGAGAAATTCTTAAACTGAACCCCCAACGTTACACAGTCTTTTGTCAGCTTAGATAAAAAGTTTAAATGTGTATTATCAATTTCGTCTGTTTCCCCTGAATAATATTGAAGCACTATTGGATACGAATTTAGCATGAATAAACGATAGTCATTCAAGAATTTCAATAAAGGATATTTTGTTACTTTTTCAAATTCGTATATTATTGAATCCATCTTTTATATTTTTAATGCCATCCCGTAATTTTTGATTGCGCTCGTAACTAAATTATTTAATAATTTTGCTATTTGAGAACTTGCAACCGTTGTTAGAAATTTCTTCATGTCTTTGTTGCCGGAATAATCGCTCTTCACCATATTTCCGTCGGCGACTGCTTTTAGTTCTACTGAGTAAAACCAAAGCATATTGTTTTCAACCCCCTGAGAAAACGATTGTTGTAAAGGCTCAACCACGTATGAAGAATTTAACGCGTAATTATTAAATATGAGAATATGTGGTTTATTTTTATCGTCTAACTTCCAAGCTGACTCAAGAATATTCTCCATCATTTTCAGAAGCCCGAACCCAGTTTTTATTAACAAGTTTTCTTTTCCTATTTTTACGCCAGTATTCCCCCCGAAGAATGGGATAGTTGACACATTACCCGTTGCTTGAACTCCAGTAACTAAACGCAATTTTCTACCAAAGCAACCCTGCAAAGATATATCTCGTGGAGAAAACGAGTCACTAAATAAAGTAGTTATTCCCGTATTTGTTTTTGTTATAGTAGCAACTTGCGTTTTAGAGTCCATTACGTTATTAGGCATAACCGTAAAAGTCATATAACCCTTTGTTATTCCGGAGCTGTCAATTAATTCCAAAGAACATAAATAATATTCTATTTCATCTGGATATAAAGCGTGTAAAGCGGCACGCCCCATAGACGATGTCGCTGAAGCTAAATTAGTAGCCGCACTGTTTAATCCATTAGAGAATAAATCCATATTAATCTGTATTTGAAAGCTTAGACAACAAACTGCTGAGTTTACCTTTAATAGTTGTTAATTTTAATACCGATGGCGGGGATGGAACGGCTGTAGGCAATGAAACTGCTAGCACCATAGTTGATATTGTGTCAATTAATTCTCCTAATAATTCGTTCAAAGAATTTCCTAAAACTAATGGTTGTTTGCCCGAACCCAGATTTATGGATTTTGATTCAAGTTTTATTTCGTTATTCAGCGCGGTTATTTTATTATCAAATTCATCGATGTAAGTAAGACCTTCTCCCAACACATACTTTATACTACCTTTCGTTACACCTTCTTCAGTAACGCTTAAATTTAGACTACCACTTGTACTTATGTTTATTTCTTTGTCTGAAGTTATGTTGAGTTGGTTATCGCAATAAATATCAACTAACGAATCTTCATTTTCGCTGTTTATCTTTATTTGCAAATTTGATGGGCTGTCTTTATCTCCTAATAAACTAATTTGCAAAAGTGATTCTTCGCCATTCATGAAAAATTCGACAGTCTTTGAAGAACCGTTTCCTCGCACTAAGCGATATTGGTTCTTCCCCATTGAAAAACCGTCCCCCTCTTTTGTTAGATAAGCCACTATAACAGGCAATCCAGACACTCCATCTTTTATCCAGATTACGGGAGTACCTAAATCCCCCTCATGTGGAAAATGTATGTTACTGATTACTTGTTCAGGACAAAGTACGTTATTAAAAAAGCCGTATCCCCGTCCTCCTTGCATAGTTAATCTATGGGTGGAATAACAATCGTTTATGTACTCTTCTCGCTCATTTTCATCAGGCACCACTACATAACCTACTCCACCGCTGCCAATGTCAAGGTTGTTATTGTGTATTCCTAGTATATCTTTTTGTTGCATAGTATTACATATTTCTTTGTCTGCCGTGAGTTATCAATTGTTCTTTTCTCATAAAATAACCGAATACTTCTTTGTTAACCTTCCATTTTGACATTACTTTTTGCCAATTGCTTTCAGTTATTTTTTCTTTATTTGTGCCAAAATCTATTATATTAAAATAGTTGTGTCCGTCTACCCCCTCGACAAACTCTTGGTACATTCCACGTGATACGCCTAAAACTGTTTTTCTCGTTATTCCGTTACTGCTAATACTCCACTCATTTGTAACGCTATCAATGTAGAAAATTTCTCCAGAGGTATGTAAAACCAACGTTCCCTTTTTGTATCGGCGATCTCCGTTTAAAGTTATGGTTCCTCGTCGTGTGAACGGAGCATAAGCGTTACATTCTATAAGATATTGCAAATCGGAGAAAGCGGCTTGTATAGTATTGTCGTCGTTTGTTTTATTTTTATCAGAATTGTATTTTCCTCTTCCGACCCAAGTGTAGTAATTGCTTTCAACTGCTAATGGCTTAGAGCCCCATATGGATGCGTACTCTGGAAAGAATACAGCTGGAACTAACGAGGATAATTCAAACTCGCCGAGTTGAAGTTGATACTTTGGCATATATTGATACCATGAATAAATACCCTCGGTATTCCAATCTAAAGAAGTTGACACAATATCATCAGGGTTAATTTCCAACATTGCAAGTTCCATCATATTAACAATTCCTTCTTTGTCGAATGGCGGTTTTCTAGCGATCAAATAATATTGGTCTCCATAAGTATCTCCAAAAAATTCTACCATGGGTTCTTGGCAAACTTTGTGAAAAAAATTAAGCAAAGACCCTTGTTGTGAAGCTATACTGGAGTCTACAACTTGCTTGTTTGATATTGAACTATCCATAACCAACTTGACAATTCCCCAAATGCCTGCAGCCGCGCGCATAGAAGCCGTGGTATTGTTAGGAGTTATGACGTCCAATTTTTCAGTAGCATTTTCTATTGTAGTTTGAGGCACTACATTCGCTATTTTATCTGATATCGAAACGAAGTCGGTTTCCCAAACCATATACCCACCAGGAACAGAAGTGTCGTAAACACCTCCTTTGCCGTAAACTTTATTAGTTTTTTGTATAATAAGTTTATGATACATCAAGAAATCTATTGGGTCTATCGGAGTGGAAATATGCCTCATCTCCAGATGTAAATGTGGCCCAGTGGAATGCCCAGAATTACCCGTTTTACCTAAATATTCTCCAATTTTTATATCATCTCCTAACGATATTCTTGAAGATATGGAGCTCAAATGCGCAAAATATATGTCTATATAATCGCCAGTCATAATTTCATAGCGCACCACTACATGTTTACCGTATCCTTTTACTTCGTTGGCTATCTTTTTGATTACTCCATTAAGCGGGCAAGCGATAGAGATGCCAATTGGCGTTCCTATATCTATCCCCTTGTGATACTTATCTCCCCTCTTAGCTCCAAACATACTGGTTATTCTAAAAGTAGGATATCCCACTAAAAAATTTTTCAAAAACACTGGGGCTTGAAGAATTGCGTTCATTACTTTTTAGGCTTTAAATCAATAAATTTAGTTCGTCTATCTCCATACGAATCAAATACGTAATTAGGTACAACTTCTACATTTGACAATTGAGACACAACCCCCTTGAGTATGTAATCTAAATCCATATTTATTTTGTTTCTGAATATGTCTATTTCTGTCGAGTCCAAGCGCATTCTAAAAATGGGATTATTTTGAGTTCCGTTTACAAAATTTATGTCTTTTGCATCACCTTGCGTTTCGTTAGCGAATACTGAAGAAGTAGATTTTGTAGTTGACACATTAAAGAAGAAAGACCCGTCCTCAATTAATAGCTTCATTAAGTCCCTCCCAGTGACCTCTACATGAGCTTGAGACGTAACGTTATCGGTAACCACTTTTACGCTATCTACCAGCGCTATCATGTCGTAAACCTGCCCCGCTATTTTTGTTTCTAAATCAAAGCTATCAGAGTCAGCATTTTTATCCTTTCTTATCTTTTCCATTTCAAGTTCTTCAAAACTTATAAACAAAAGATCTTGAGAAGAAATTAACCAATTAAAATAGTTAGATTCAATGCTGGAAAACGGAGTTTTGCTATAAAATTCTTTACCCTTTTCGTAAAAAGATTTAGAGCCAAATTCGTTGTCCTTGACGGCTTGTCGATAGACTTTATCCTTCCCGTTAACTTTAGTGAAATAGTCATCAACTGCCGCCGTATTGATTATCGGCAATGTGAGTGTGAAACTTCCCCCTTCAGCGGTTGATGAAGTGCTAAGACTGATTAAATATCTGCTCAAATCGACATATTGACCTATGCCCTTGCCCGTGTAAACTAATTTGTCTTTCTTAGATTCGGTAATGTAGTACAAACTCTTGAACCAGCCAAATACTTGACAAGTTGGATTCCTTTTGCTTAAACCATTTGCTCTATAACCTTCGTTTTGATATATTTTTTGTATTTCAGCATGGGCAAAGGCTACAAATTTTTCGTCATCTATTTGAAAATTAGTTTGACTTATGGCAAGTTCACGAGTAACTTTTGTTGGATTAATCCTTAAATTACACGGACAAGGCAAAGTCATATTTGCGCTTAAATCGCTAACCGTTGGCCAATTCTTTTTGCCATTAGATTTAGACCATGCTGTTTTGTCAAAAGCCGTCATCTGTCTAAAAATTAAAGCGCGGTTACTTTCAAAAAAATCCTTTTCTGAAATAGCATACACGCCAGACCGTTCCATAAAATCAGCTATGGTTTTTACGCTCGAGTTATTATGACGCAGAAAAATATATTTGTTGTTGTTTTTTGCCATTGTTAATGTGCGCCTGCTCTACCTGTTGCGGGTGCCGCTGGAGTAGGATGGTCTGTTGTCAAGTGAGTATAAATATTAGCCACTGATTCTTTTATCCCCGCGAACATTTTAGTCCATTGGTCATTAAGTTGTGTGGTATTTTGAACCATGTTGTCTTTGAAGTTATTTGTGGCAGCTTGTTCCTCGGTGTTTTTTGTAGCGTCTGACCTTAATACCTTACTGGCATCTCCGCCATTGGTAAATGCCTTTTGATAAGCGTCCATTCTTTCAGGAGCTATGTTAGGGAATAAACTTTTTAAAGTAAAGTACCCTAATGTAGTATCGGTTCCGCCATTTTGATTTTTAAGACGTTGCATGACAGATTGTATTATTTTGCCCTCATTATCCGGATTTCTCAAATCTCTGTCCAATAAATCCATCCTCCCCTTTGACTTAGGGAATAAATCTGATACTGAACTGTAAACCAAAGCCTTCATTCTATCGTTTTGCGGGTTTTGAATCATGCCCTGAAATGAAGCGATGTCTGAACCTAAGCGCTTATCTTGAGTTATGCCATTTACCGAAGAAAATGCTTGCAACATGTGGTTAGCTACGTTGTAGTTTGGTTTGTCGGACCTGTCCATGTAGCTTCCCATTACTTGTTGTTGTATGTCAAATTTTTCTTGAACCCGAGTGAAATCATCTCCACTAACCCCAGAACCCTTAATACCAGAAAGAACCGTAACCATTCTTGCTAGCGCGTCTGTTACATTTATCCCGTATCGGTCATATTGTCCGCCCTCAGTTAGAGCTCCAGATTTCATTCCTAACGATTTTTCCATCCCGTAACCTTGTATAGTCTGGTTATACCAATCGTCAGCCGTTCCCCTAGACCTTATTCGGTCGGCTGCTAAACCACCAAATTCTCCTCTATCCATACCGAAACCAACATATCTTTCTCCTAACTCACCGCCAGTGTCCATCCCGTTCTTCAAATAATCCCAAGATTCACTTCCGCTTCTACCGCCCGTGGCGGCATTCATTCCAGCTAAATTTAACAAACCCTTATTTGATTCACGACCACTCGTCATAGTTCCTATTAGCGCAGCAGCAACTCCAACAACAGCGTTCATTTTTAAAGCCATCTGAGCTGTCATCCCAGCTATCGAAGTTACTCCCATAGAAGCCCCCATCATCATTTCAGGTATGCTGCCTGAAGTGGCTCCATTCACTAGCGTTGTCATTCCTTGAGCTCCCATCAATGTTCGGTCAAATACTGGATTTGACTTACCACCTCCCATTGCTCTTGCTATTTTCCCGTCGTATTCTTCAACGCGTTTTTGAGCGGCTGTCGCTTCTTCTGAAGTCATAGCATTATCCCTGTCGTGCATGGCATCTTTTCTGCCTTCACGCATTTTATTCAAAAAAGAGTTAGGGTCTGTTCCGCCCCTTCCGCTGGTTATTTCGTCGGTCAATGCTTTTATTGCTTCGACTAAATCCAATTCAGCATTTTTCTTTTCCCCCGCCTCATCGGCGCTTATTTGTTCGTCTTCTTTGTCGTACTTTTTCCCTATTTTTTCATACTCTCCGTCCCTTAATTTTTCATATTGTTGGTCAATATTTTTTTTGTGTAACGGGTCATTTTCGTATGCCCCTCCCATAGAAGCAATGCGTTTTGCTTTTTCAATTTCAACCTGTTTATCAACGTTATCGTAATCGTTGCCCATTCGACTTTGCATGTCTGCGCGGCGAGCGTTGTATTTATCTGTTATATCTTGATTGGTTCGGTCTGATTCAATTTTCTTTACGTTTTCAATGGCTTCTTTAGCGCCCATTCCGCGTTGCTGCTGAATCTCGTTACGCACTTCGTCTATCAAACGAGTATCTGGCGCTAACGAACCTCTGCTACCTTGAGCGCCATCTTGACCTATCCGTTCGGCGTCAGGGCGACTTCCTGATACGCTATCAATTTCTTGCTTTAGTTGTTCGGCGTTTCCCCGTATATTTACTACTACATCTCCCATTATTATTCTTTTTTATCAAATTGAGACAATTCTAAATTTTCAAAAGCATCATCAATCTCGGCTTGGCTTAGAACGTTGCTGTCTTTGTTTTCATAATAACCTACCGATTCATAATCCTTATCGCTTACATCATTGGATTTAGATATCCTCTTGTTTATATCTAGCTCTTCTTGATAGTCGATAAGCATATCTATGAAGTTCATTTCACGATGAGTCACGGAACCAAATGGCACATTATATTTTTTTCTCCACCAATAATCTATTGGGAAGGAATGCCATTGTTCTAAAAACTCACTCGCCTTCCTTCTCAGTGTCTTCTGCTGTTGCAACATCTGGCTCGCTGGATAAATAAAGTTCTCTTGAAACTGATTCGTACCAAGGCAACAATTGTTGTTTATAAAACTCAATAAGCTCTTTAGCGGCCAAAGGATCCATTTTTGTGTAATCTTCCAACTCCAACATACGCTTTACTTTAGGGCAAAGTACTTGAATAAATACTATTGCGTCCACTAAATCTAGTGCTAAATACATTGATTTAATTCCGGAAGCCGACATAGAACCATAACGATTATTAGTCAATGCTAACTTCATTGATTCCATATCTAGAAGCTGCCCCACGTTAGGGAATTTTACAATTAACTTTTCGCCTTTAAATGTACAAGCGTGTTCTTTTTCAATCATAATTTTCAATTTTTATATTAATTCTAATAAACAAAAAAGGCACTCCGTTTTTACAGAGTACCTCTTTTAATAGTTGATTTCACATTAAAGAACGCTGTTGAACAAAATAGGTTCAAGATACTCAAATTCAGTATCGCGTCCGGAAATTTGCCCTTCTTGAATATCAAACCCCTCACGGGTTACAAATGCTGCATTAATCTTAGCAAAAGTTTCAAACTTTGCTTTAATTTGACCAGTTTTGATATCGATAGCCCCGTCTTTTACTTTTCGCATTATAGCTATTTCTAAACCATCTTCTTGCAAAAGTAATGCATTTGTCCAGTCTTCGATGGAAGCCGAATTACGAAAACTACCCCTGACCATTTTATTAGCCAAAAGATTGAAATTGATAGTGTACGAGGAGCAAGATAAAGAACCGCTCCATTCTACTGGAGGAAGTTCATCTGGGTTGAACCGACCTATCCCCGTAACCTTGCTTCGGCGGATATTTTCAGTAACTCGAACGCTCTTCATCTTACCGATAGTTATCCCATCGATTTGTATGATTGCGATTGGCGCCGTCATTACCTTTTCGTTTTTATTAGCCATATTTGTATGTTTAAAATTTTTTGTTTATATTACACGGTGAAGTCAAGCATATTTCCGATAAAGAACATTTTGTTGTTCGGCACATTTGGCACAAAATCGTAAGTAATGAAGAAATCTCCATTTACGGCTGTCACCTTAACGTTTTTCCAAGTTATAATAAGATTATCATTTCCTGGTCTGGCAACTCTTGAAGCTAATTTAGTTTCGGTGAAGTTCTTTAAACTTTCAGGAGAAGCTTGAGCAACAGTGTCGCCTGTAAACCGAGCAGCAGCATCAATTATGAGTTCCTTGTTCAGTTGAGCTTTAATAAGCGCAATTGATAACTCGAGACTTTCTCCATCGTCAGCGATAGTCTTTAGATTGTCTTGTATCGTTGTTATGCCTTGATTTATACACCAGTACCCGTTCACGTTACGAACGTGCATTATACCAGCTTGTAAAGCATTAACCCGTTCTTGCTTTTTCAAATCATAAACGAAGTTTTTGTACCCAATACGTTTGAAAGTTAATGGAGTTTGAGGAGCAAGGCTCGCATTCAACCCTATGACTGAAGCTGCAAGGTAAATTGACGGAAGGCTTTTATTTCCGTTTTTATCTTTTCGAACGTCTTCGGGGGAACCGTGAACGGTCACAACTTGTTCGTCGTTATAATATTTTGCAATTGCTTCTGAAGTACCAACTTCTCCAAATAAATCATCGTCTTTTTCGCCGCCGCCTATAACCATAAACTGGGTGAACTTTGCTTCATTCTTCAAGAAAGCGTGAAGTAATCCGTTAGTGGCGGTATCAGCTCCCATTACGCCATATTTGTCGCATAAAAAGAATGTAACATCAAGTTCTGATATCGCTTCAAGAACCGCTTTATATTCATTATCGACGCTGGTAGTGGCTCCTCCTGTGAATACTTCCAATGGGCGAGTTGCTAAATCTCCCAACAATAGTTGATTTGCAGAAACTAAGAAATTAGCCGTCATTACTTTATTGCTAATTGCCCAAGCTTTAAGTTCGTTAATCGACGTACATTCAGGACTTTCAGCCAGTAAAATTGGAGCGGAGTTATCGTATGATTTAGTACCATACACTTCGCCATCTTTGTCAACTCCGGACCAAGTTCCTTTATAAACTTGAAGTATAAACAAAAATGGAGTACTGCCTGTTATTATTTTTGCTGCATACCCAGTTTTTAATATACTGGAAGTTTCTGCGTCTAAAACTCCGTTACCAACTATGCCTTCGTTTTTGCAAGTAAAAGTTATATCCCCTTTTGTTCCCATTGATAAGACAAGACTGGCTGGAACGGTCGTGGCCGCTCTGGTGTAATACAACTTAGGAATACCAACTGAACCTTCTATCGGCATAAACAACTTCTTTGCTATGTCGGCAACAGGTCCTCCGTTGACAAATGCGGAAAAATCTTCCCAAGCGGTAAATTCATATATCGCCTTTAATCCCTTTGCATTAGTTCCTTTAATTCCGGAACCTCCCGAAAACTCAACCCCATTCGATAAGCTTAACCCCGTATCTATAATCATAGCGTTGCCAAAATTAGCAACATTCGCTACCGATGTAGGATTATAGACCGTTGCGGCATAACTTCCTGGTTCTATGCAGTTCTTGCCCTGAAAATTAACAACTGTACTCATAATTATAATTTTTATTTTGTTTATATTATTACTTGTTCAAACATTTTACCCTTGAATACGAAATTTTTTATTATCTCGTCACAAACTGTTTTAGGAACAGTTAATTCGTATTTGAATGATAAATTTAATACTTTATGAAATATGGCCACTGGTATTAAATCATCTTGCATCATTATATCATTTCCAGATATTCGTGGAAGTCTAAGTCCTAAAAGTTCAAGATGTGGGGACAATATCAGCAGCATTGATTTTAATACATTATATACCACACCAACTTCGCTTGAGTTATCGCCCGTTATCATTATTTGATAATTACTTTCCATCATCTGCGTAAGCGTATCCCTTTCTTTTTCAACTCCATCGGAATTTATTTCAGTATCAGTTTGATACCCTTCTCCTAATCCTATTGAGCCATCGCAAGCCGATTCAGCGGGTAGCATAATGTGTAACGATAAATCTTTTGCTACTTGAAAATTATACCCAAAATTAACGCTTAAAAATTGGGTCTTAAGAAAAATCTTTTTAGCTTGTTCAAAGTAATTATAGTTGTTTAATCTAATAGCTTGCCCGTCCGAGTTTTCTCCGAGCATTCTATATAATATGCTTTTTTTTGGTTCAGCTGTATTCTCAACAATATTATCCTTCAAAACCCTTTTAATGGTTTCAAGAGTATTGTATATAATTATTTCAGGTATTACAATTGCACTCATAATGTTGCGTCTAAATATTTCAAAGATTCATTATTCACTATTGTATCGACATCTGTTGTTTGAACGGCTTGTTCTGATAAATGTACCGCTTTTAATCCCCTGTGTATCCAACTCAAGGGGTCTGAATTTGAACTAACTCTCCTGAAAGTGCCATACGTATTTTGAGTGGAATTTGCATACACGCCAGTGCGCTTTCCTAACCCATCGTACAAAGAATTTTTATGTTGATATTCGGCGAATAAAACAGCCGCCGATTTAGGGGAAGTTATTTCAGCTCTTGATTGCGGTATATTATAGGGAGCGGGGATGCTCGATGCAGGAAGTTGTTCTCCCTTAGATTGTTTTAATACCAAGTCGTAAACTTCTTGAGGAATTTGTCCGGCAAATCCAGCCATGCCTAATGTTCCAGGAACACCAATGCGAAATGGTATTGTTAGATACCAACCCGCTGGTTTTATCATCATCCCTTTTTTGTTATAGACGGGGACGGTATTTTTAATTTTAGCGGACTTTAAAAATCCTGCCTTCATGTCAAAAGCAGATGCCCCGTTTTCGAGCATAGTAGGTAAAACTCCAGTAAGTACTATTTGCTTTTCAAATCTTCCTTTATCTACTTTGTGTAAATTTTGAAGATATTCAGGGAGTGTAGATTTTAGATTTTGTTTTGCTAAAGATACCCAATTTAGATAAATAGCCGCTGAGACTTCATTAACGCAAATTTCCGTTAACAAATTTATATCGGTCGCACATAAACCGAATTGCTTTTTTAGCCCAGTTAAATCTATTTCTATGGGTTTCATGGATATATTGTATTATCAAATATTTCGATGCCGAATTTTTGAGCGTCAAACATAAAATGTGCTTTTCGGCATGTTACGTTTACAGGCATTGCTGTGAGCTTTTCGTCTGAAAGTGATTCATTCCTTTCTCTTACTTTCATTAATTCCCTATTCGCGTCTAAAACGTGGTATACTGGAGCATACGAGTATCGTACTGTGATTGAAATAGGCAAATCTTTTGAGGACATATCTTTAGCTTCTATTAGGTCTTGTATTCCTAAATCAAAAACTATTCTATTCCCCTTTATAGTGTATTGTTTATTTGTTAACGGCAACAATGGTTTATCATCTGATACAAATAAATAAATGTTTGTAATGTCAATGGGTTCATAAATTGGATATGCTAATATCTCCCCTTCGAAAAGAATTGGTCTTAATACTTCTGAATAATACGCTTCTAATTCTATAAGGATTATTCTATCCATAAATCCTAATTTGTCGATACCGCGAGTGGTAATTTTTGCAGTCCCTTGATTTACCTCGCTAAAATCTTTGTACCGCTTTGAGTTGTTCATCCCCTGAGAAACTACTCGGGTGAGTTTTCGGTCTACAAATATCCAGCCTCTTCCGGAACAGTTTTGGCAGGTAGTAAGAGCTTGACCTCCTGACTTTTCATTACATGGACAACGGAGCGCTCTGTCGATATACGCTTCATATCCGTGGTTATCTATCAACTCATTAAAATCGCCAACTCTCCAAACTGGCTGAGGGTCTACAAATTCTTTCGGAGTTGTGACTATTGGCAGATAATCGTTAACAATGCTCTTTGTTTTCATGTCTACAATACTTCAAAAGTTATTCCTCTGTACTGATTTTTTATGTTAGGGAAAGTTTCTTTCATGTCCTCGATATACATCTTTATACGACCTTGGAAGAGTCCTCCGGCAGCTGACCTAGATAACGGTGTGTTTTGGGAAACTCCGTCTAAACTGACTTGGATATTAGTTATACCAACTCCGTATAAAACATCTCCAATTATTCCTAAAACACTCACCGCCGCCATCTTTGAAATGAAATCAAATAAGTCTTTTGGAGTTACGTCCCATCCTGTGACATACGACATTCTCCAATAGTTAGGGATAAATTTTTGACCAAACCACCCCATGCTTGGAGAAATTCCGTTGAATATTAATGAGTTTTGATTCATTTGAGAACCGCCCCCCATATTGGCAATTAAGTATATGTTTCTGTAAATAGCAACTTGAGATATTTTTTTTAGAGATATCCACTCTTTAGGATATGTTATTTGACAAACGTCGTTTATATAACCTTTCAACCCGTCTACCGATACAATCGGATACATTGTCCTGATATACCCCCAGCAATTAAATTCTTCGCGTACAAAATCACGGCTTTCTTCAATAACTTGCTTAGTAAGTTTTATGCTAAACAAATTTTCAATCTTCTGCTGCGCGTTCGCGATATGATTCTTAATAGCTTGAACTGATAATACTTTACCGTCGTTATTACTCATTGGTATACCAAACAAGTAATTTTCTATCAATTCCGATGGACTCATTATAAGACCTTCGTTCTTGTTATATTGTATTTTTAGTTTCAGCTTAGGCATAGTGGTATATCAGGACTAAATGTTATTTTACTTCTTCAATTTTTTCGGCAGGAACTTCAGGTTCTTCAACCGTTTGTTTGTCTTCTTCAGCCAAATCTGTTTCGAGTTTTAAATCGTTGTACTTTTTGATTAAGTACCCTTGCATTAATTTGTCTTTGTTTTTGAATTTAGCATATTCGGCTTCCGGATATTCAGCTCCTACTGCTAACGCAATCATGTCAAGCATTGACATTTTTTTGATTGAAGAAATTACTTGTTCTTCTTCTGATTTTTCTTCACCTGATACTGGAATAATAGAAACTCCTACTTCTTCCCAATCCTCAGTCTGTAAAAGCAATGTTCTTGCAGCTTGAGTTGATACGTCAACCTGACCTTCAGAATCGATTGTAATTAAGCCATCAAAAGGGATAATCAATTTTGAGTTAGTAATTTTTTTTGATTGAATTTTCATAATGTTTACTTTTAAAAAAAAGAGGGGAAAGGGCAAGACCCCGACCCCTCTTCTTCGATTATACAATTTTATTTTATGTCAAGGAAGTTCCAATGTTGATGAAACGAACCATTTTCTTTGGTGCGTACAAGAACGGAGTACCGTACATCAGAATCATGAAACGGAAGGCTGGAGATAATACAGCTAAATCCATTTTCATAAGCGGAGCTAATTGAGCGAACTCAATAACCTCGTTGTCGAACTGTTGCATCATCGCTTGGTCGGTATCAGGCAAGAAACGGTTATTATCGCGAATACTTCCGGCAATTGCTCCGTCATAACCACGGTTCAAATCATCCAAAGAAACATCAAACAAGGGGAAGAACTGGCCAGAAGCCAACCCACCGCGTTTTGTACGATAAATTCTATAACCTGTTGCGGCATTAATTCCACCGCCTGTCGTAAATTTCAAATCACAACCAGCTCCTACGACAGCTGTAACTGCCGCTGTATTGTAAATTGATAACGCCGACTCACCTTTTCGGTTCAAAGCTGTAACGGCATAATACACAGCTCCTGCGTCAGTAGAGAACCATTTACTTCCGTTAACAGCTGCGGTTACTGTAATTGGAGCAGTTGCATCCCAAATAGGAGCATTCGGAGCCAATACTGAATTAGCTGCGCTCAAAGAAGTCCGGAAAGGCAATTTTTTGAAGAATACATCGTGATTCAACCCAATCTGTCCAAACTGAGAATCAAAAGCCTGAACTTTTTGTCCCATGATACCATTCGACATGGCAGCAGTATTCGGTTGGATGAATTTGTTTCCATAGAAGTTTTTCACGAAATTACTCAATACTGCAGGAGGTGCATAAATTTGAGTGCCTAAACCGTAATTTTCAACGATAGTGTTGGCGGCTGTTTCGATAGAATCTTCTTGTAAAGCTTTACCGCGTAAATCCACGATATGTTCAGAATCCATGTAAGTTCCAAAATCAGCCCAAGCATCAGATTGAATCTGTTGAGCGATAAACCCATTAAATTCCTGAGGGATGATTCTTTCGTCTCCAAAATAAAGAGATTTGTTCAATTTACGGAGAATCCAAAGAGTACCGTCTTTGATTGTACGTTCCATAACGTTCCCAATCATGGTATTGACCAAAGTCATCTGGTGAGTCACACTCTTAGTAACGCCAAGGTATTTCACCAACTGAGCCCGACGAACATAAGTCGAGTCTTCTTCGTCCGGAAGTTCTCCTTCAGAATTAAATCCACCGCGATCCTGACCGTAACTGGTCTGTTGGTTGTACTCTTCCACAGTGTTGAAAGCAGCTTTCTTTGGTATGTCTTTCCACAAGCGGATATCAGCTTCCTTGAAAGTGATATGTTTTAGGGTCTTTTCCAAAGACTCAACTTTCAATGGAGCGCCAGAAGCATCTGCCATGTCGGTGTTTTCACGACCAGTAGTTTCGCCAGCACTTAACGCTTTATTAAGAGCGTCAACGCTTTCCCCCGAAGAAGATCCGTAACCGTCATTACCAGCGGCGTATCCGTAATCAGAAAGATTGATTGATAATTTTTCCATCTTTTGTTTTGTTTTTATTTTTATTTTATGCTACAATTTGAATTCCAAATTCACGCTTAACGCGGTCAATAATGTCTTTAGGAAGATTTTTGTTTGCTTCAAAATGAGTACAAGCGGCTGAATATTCTTCATCGTATCCCCCCTTTTGAAAAGTCGCTTCGTCAAGTATGGCGGCAATAGCCTTTTTTTGATTTTTCATACTCACACGTTGCATTCCGTCATCAACGGCTTTTTCGCCAAAGTCGCTATTGTCAGCTTTAACAAAATTCTTTTCAACCGCCGCTGTATTCCGCATTGATTTAGGGGCAGGAGATGAAGAACCAAATTCTTCAATCTGTTGACTCAAACCTAAAATAGTTGACTCGTTTGCTTTGATTACATCTAATAGCTCTGCTTCATGTATGGCGGCTGAATCAAGCTTTTGAGAACATTCTTTAATCAATACAGCAGCTGCAGTAATAAAGCCTTTAGTCAGTTTGTGTGATTCAGCGATGGCTTTTTCAATCGTATCAAAACGATTTTCTTTTTTCACTTCTTCAGCTTCTTCGGCTTTTTTCATTTCAACTTTTTCTTCGGCTTCTTCAGCGGGTGCTTCTTTGGCTTCTTCGGCTGGCGTTTCTTCAGCTTCTTTTGTTTCCGCTTCTTTGGCTTTCACAATCGTTTCAGTACTTGAATTAATATCAAGACCTAAAACTTCATATGCTTTTTCAATATCAGCGTCGGTAACTGTTTTTCTATTATTCATATTTGAAATTTTTAGTAGCAATGAATATATTTTTTCTGCTTTTTCAATATTAATACTTGGTACGTCTAAGAATATACGTTCCATTACCTCGGATTTACAAAAAGATTGATTTTTTATTTTCTTGTCGACCGATTCTTTAATCAAAGGAGCGGCTGTTGAAGTGTCCATTGATTTTTCTTCTTCGTCATCTTCTTCTGGTTCGGAACCTTCGCCTTTAATAATGTCAGCGAACGTTTGAGAGTTTTTAGGTTGGTGTGTTATAGCAACTCCCGTGATACTTGCTTTTGTGATAATTTTATAATCAGGGGATTTTTTATCGTTAGATTTTCTTTGAAGAACTTTACCTTCGATTGAGTAACCGAGGCGACGGGTTTTGCTATCCTTTGCTAATGTCAAAGCGAGCTCATATACGTCACGAGCTATCTTGCTAGATGGGTATAAATCAGTTTCAATATAAAGACCTTCGGGTCTTATTTCTCCTTTGCTTGGTTCTCCCACAATTGTAGCGGGTGCTCCTTTGGCTTGATGATGCCAATTTACTGTTCCGCTTTTCATCAAAGGTTCTATGTCAAATCCCTTAGGGTCTAAAAACTCCCCGTCTGAATCTTTATCCATAGTGGAAGCAATACCGCCAAGTCGCATAATTTCAACGCCTGTAGTTTCGTCAATAGCTTTTTCAATCGCTACTGGACACCAAAATTTAAAATCGTCTTTAAGTACTCGTTCCATAAAAAAAGGTCAAGAAAGTTATTTTGTAACTCTTGACCTTATTATAGCTGCTTGAACTTAAAACAAAGAAAATATTTTTTATTCAGTTCTAGTGCCGCCAGTGACATCAGCATCTTTATCAAAGAATTTCCCAATTCCTAAAATAACGGGAGTAGAGATTACAAGATATTGACCAATATCTGATATAGTGGCAATTTTTAAATATACAAAAAATAAAGAAACAAAAACATTTAACAAACACAATATTCCTATTACATTTGTTTTCCAAGATCTCCCTAATAAATTAGTCTTTTCCATAATATATAAATTTATTTAAATCCTGGCATTAATGTCGCATCCGGAACATAATCGGTGGGCTTGTAATTTTTATTTTGAGCCTCAAATACACGAGTAGACCACCCCTTATAATATTTCCAATTTTTAGGGTTTTTATTACATAAATTATAATATCTCAACAACCAAGAAAATTTGTACAATTCTATAAAATCGCTGTTGGTCATAAACGTTTTTAATTTGTATTCGTTTACGGTATTGTTTAAAGAATCTAACTTTTTTTGTTGCACTAATATGGTCTCTTGAAGTTTGTATGTTGAATACAATAAAGTATCATTTTGAGCTTTAAGCACAATGATTGAATCTTTCAGCGGCTTGTCTGAAGACAATGTCTGAATTTGTTTAGGAGAACACGCTGCAAAATTGATAGATAATAATAGCAATAAAATTATTTTTTTCATAAAGCATTTAATTTTGATATAAGTTCTGGGTCAACGACTCCGTCTTGCTTCACATGAACCAAACCTTCTGCCATCTTTATAGCTGGAGATATGCCGAGATTAACTGCCGCGTTTACTAATATCCCCGCAGTAGGTTGACTCTTTATACCGTTGCCTCCTATTTTATTCCAAAAATTCTTAAGGTAGAAACTCAATACGCTATCGTCTAATCCTGGAATTGAGCCCAAGTTTTTAGGGAAATTTGCTTTATCTTTTTTGGCAATATCCACATACTTCCACACAGGTTCGTTTGGCCAAAAGTTACGTGCTATTCCCCCGATTGTTTCCCCTCCCGAATCATTCTTATCATTAACATACCCCGTTCGTTTGTTTTTAGAATATCCTTCAATTGTGAGGACAGGTCTTATTGCTAAAAGAAAATCAGCCATTTTATTTTATTGTTAAAGATGTGAAATCAATACAATTTTTATTTAGAAAGTCAATTAATTTTGTGGACTTTTTTGAGTTATCTAACAACAGAAATTTTGATACGTCAGTTCCATCGTTTTCCAAGTACTCTTTAAATCCGTTTTCTAAAAGGTATATTTGAAACCCTTTGCGTATCGCTTCTTGATATTCGGTCTTCAAATCACTTATAAGCATAGTCTTATCCATATCCTCGATTAAATGTGGATATTCAAAATCTTCCATTAACGGAAAATCCCCTTTAAACGGGATAAGGTCGCTCGGCTTCTTTTTTAGCAAATAACCTTTTGCTAATGTGCCTACTGTTGAAACTAAATTGTAATCCATATAGTTTATTTTTTTACGATTATTTTACTTCTGTTTAACACTACCATAAATGAATTTCCCCGACCGTTTCCGTCAGGCGCTATTAAAGCGTCATACCCCTTTAAAGCGGCATAAACTCCTATGGCTTCACGATTGTGGTGTCTTGTGTTATCATATATCGCTGAATATACATCAGCATCCGCATTCTTTGGTTTCTTTAAAGCGTCTAATTCTTCTTTAGCCGTTACATTGGCTTTAAATAACGCATTTACTTCGCCTTTCATTGCCGCTACTTTATCTCCCATTTCATCCACTCCTTTTGTGACCGCTTTGTCGATTACCTTATAATGATTGTTCATGAACCATTCTTGAAATTCTTGAACAGGATAACTATACGGGTTGGTGAACGCATTCTTTTGTTTTATTGCATTATTTTCGTACCTATATTTACTAAACATCAAAGATGTCTTAGAGTTTGGCATTTTTAAAATAAATACATTTGAATTAGGAGCTTTTTCAGTAACCGTTCCCCCGTTTGACGTAACCCATTTAGTTATATTTTTACCAAAGAAATCGTCAAACTTAGGGTAATCGGGTTTATCATCGTCGTCTAATTTCCCCCAATCTATACTATCAATAGTAAGTTGATGGTCGACTAACGACGCTTCGTCCCAATGCATATCTGCTTTTATGTCAGCTGTTACTTTTTCGGTGATATGTAATAATTCGTCTTTCTTTATTTCTAGCTCTTTGTATAAATTGTCTACTTCCGCTTGCTTCGCCAAAGCTGCTTGAGTATCGAATGTTGTAAGTTTTTCAATTTCTTTTTTTAAATCTTCAATCTTAGCGACTTTGGCACTTTTGTCCATTGTACATTCCAATATCTGACCCCCGCTATGTGCATATTGGTGTGCGTGGGAATACGCGTCAGACTTTTTATAATCAGCTTCGGTTCTTTGTTTATTGGCTCCATCGTTTACATGAAAGTAAATACCTTGACCGTAATACCCCATAGTCCCATAAAAGCATTCATCTGTATATTTGAACTCGTCAGCCCAATATAAAGCGGTTTTCCCTCTTCCGTCATCAAGCCCCCTGAATAATTGTATATCCCCTTTGGCTATTTTATCCCAGTAATTCTTATGTTCTACTACCAACGGTCTAGCATCAAATCCGCGGGATTGACAAATAGTATCTAATAATTCCCAACCGTGCTTACCTGTGTTATTTAATTTGCCATCAGCACTTGAACCGTTAGCTTGAGACCAAAAATCCTTCAATTCATCATCTGAAAATTCCCTATACATGTCAACGTCCGGAAGTAAAGTCCTCGGTAAAACGGTACGGTTTAATTTCTTGTCCGCGTCTTCGATGTCTTTTTTTATTTTTTCAAGACTGCTAAAACGTTTAATCATAACGTCCGCTAAAACCGCGTCTCCCGATAAAGAAATAAAGTTTAGGACATCATCCTTTTTCTTTATTACTTCATTTATCTGGTCAACTTTTTCTTTATTAGTCAGATTACCTAAAACAGTAGGATTATATTTCAGCATACTGGCCCAATCATTGACATCATTATCAAATCCCTTCATGCCCCCTTGAGCCTTGTAAAACAAAGAACCCCCGTTATCAACTCGCACTAACCGACCCGCTGAATCAATTAATATATTGTCGTTTTTATAGACATCCCAATTTGATAATAGCGCATCGGCTGCGTACCCTTTAGCCATATCGGGATAATTAGAAGAATCCGGAACTTTAGCAAAAGGTATAAATTTGGACAACAATGTTTTATTTCCTTTACCGTCATCATACATTTCCATATCCGGAACACGTTGTCCGAGTATATGATAAAGTTGTGTCGCCATGTACTCGGAAGCTACGTGTCCGTTGGAAGTATTACTCCCCTTCTTCATCACGTATTGATTGCCCTTCGAGTCTTCAACCAACTGAGCCCCCGTACTACCGCCGAGTGCTTTAATTACCTTAAGATTGCTTATATCTTTGGGGAACATATCGTTTACATACGCAACATTCATATCCGCTTTTTTGCTTGTTTGTTTAGCGTTGCCTGCCAACACATGACCCTTGTATACTCGCCAATCGTATGTGGTTGTAGCGCCAGGAGTTAGAGTCCATATATATACAATTCCATCAACGTTTTTAGTTTGGCCAGGAAGTATTGCCTTGCATATTTCAACGTCTTGAGCGACTTCGTTTAAAAAATCGGCGATGGATTTTGATACATAAAGGTGGTATTCGTAATCATCCATAAAATCGTCGGACTTTATCTTATATGCGTCACAAGCCTTTATCAATGTATCGTAAGAAGAATCGTCCAGCGCAAACTGAGAGATCCTCTCCAATGCTACTCTATATTCATTCATGATTATCCTTCAGTTTCTTCGAACAATAAAGATTCAGCTTTTTCAATCGACATTTCGTTTATTTGGTCTTCAAACGATTTTTCAATTACTTCCGGAACGATAACCGTTTCTTGAAAAGTTTCAGCTTTTTCAAAAATTTCAACGCTTGAAACAAACTCATTATCGTCAGCCTTCGTTAAAACCTGCAACGCTTGAGTTTCCCAATCCTTGTCTTTTGTTCCTAAATATTTTTGAAAATTGGCGCTTTGTTTTCTTAGGTTGGCTCTAGTTGCAGTTCTGCGTTCGTTAAGTATCTTTGAGAAAGTTCGAGTGGTAAATTGTGCTGGGTCAATATTGTTTTCGTGCCTGATAATTAAATCTAGAAGTTCTTGACGTTCTTTGTCATCTTCGGCTGCATCATCCAAACGTGGAGCCGAATCAAATTCATAGTCTTGGAAACGACTTTTCATCGTTTCAATTGTTTCATGAATTGTTAAGTAAATTTCCGAAACAACCCCGCGGGACAAAATAGCTTTTGTGTCCTCGTTTTCAGACAAGGTATTAACGTCTTTATTCGTCATTACCATTATACGCCCCGTAAATTCAAAATTACTTTTTACATCGTCTGGGTCTCCGATAATTCTTTTTCCGGTCGCCGATGTAGCCTTTTTCATAACCGAAGCGCAATCGGCGCGGGTGATTACTTTATCCGTATCATCAAACAATATGATTTTCCCGTTGTGAGCTTTTAGGATAGTCAACAATTGTTTTCCCGAAGCTACGTCGGTTGCTTCAAAGATGTCATAATCTCCATCACCAGGAGTGTCGCCTTCTTGGAATGGTCTCATGTTCAATTCTTTTGCAAGTCCGTTGAAACCGTATGTTTTACCAATACCTGCTCCACCTGCTGAAATCATGAACCTTTGACCGTCGTTTTCAAGAAATTCCAAATACTTAGCATTCAAATCGAATATTACTTCGTCGGGTTGAATGTAGTTAGGGTCTTTTATTTTTTGTTTGTAAACAAATTTGTCGTAACGTATCCGGTCAGCTTTACCGATAAGTTTGTTGAATGTTTTTTGAACACGTGGGTCGTTTTTGTTCAAATACCATTCTTCACGAATAGCTTCTTGACCGTCTAAATCTACTTCTGCGCCGTCGGCGATATCGTCAGTAGAAGCCGCGGCAGGTTTAGCTCCGTTGCCGACCATTTTATTAATTTTGGCTTGTTTAGCCATGTGGTCGTCTAAAGTTCCAGTTGTGCTTATGCCCGAAATATCAACCCCGCGCTTTTCAAGCTCTTCTCGAGCAATGATACGTTGTTCAGCTTTCGCATTCTTTGCTCCGGCAAATGTTATTAATTTTGAATCATCGGTTTTAGAAGCCCATTCTTTCAGGGTATCGTTACTCATTGGTTTAGCGGTAGAACTCGAAGTCACGCTCCCCCTTCCGCCTTGTTTACGCCAATCTTCTTTGCCTGAAGTTAACAACGTCCAAACTAAAGAACTATCTTTAGGGTGCACGTCGCCTATTGCGTGTGCTTTCTTAATAATATCATCTTTATTCATGCCAATAGTTTTTATTTTTACACATGACAATTAATAGTTGATTCTATTCTGTTTCGAACTCGATTGGTAAATGTATCCCGAAAAAGTCTTCCATAATCTCACGAGTAACCCGCGTAACCGTATCAGAATCTTCGCCCCGACGCAATTCTTTATTGACTAACTTTTTGCCGCCTTTAATTAACCGAATAGTTTCTTCAGCATTTTTTACAGCGTTGAACAATTCCATTACCAAGTCAAAATTATGCTTCGTATCGATTAAATATTGCTTCTGAGTAATTTCCCTTTCAGCCTTCTTTAAAGCTTCAGCAAACTCCTTAGGAGTGGCATTCCATGGTATTATTACCGCTCGTATGTTTTCAAACAACGGGTCGTAAATTTCTTTTGTCGATTTTTCAAGCCCTCGGTAATCTCTCAATACTGGATAACACCCGTTCAACATTGCTTCGATTATAAACCCGTTGATATGCGTACGACAATATTGAGCATAATGGCGTGCCCACGATGGGTCTACGGCAAATTTAGTGCATTGCAATCTGCGAGTTACTTCGACACTACTCACTAAACCAATATAATGCATACCGAACTTCTCGGCTCTATTCCAAACAGTAATTTTTTTATCGTATTCTTCAGGTAAATCAGGGTCGTACCTAATGTCGCAAATATAATTTTCTTTGACCTTATCTGGAGAAGTCATATAAGCTTGTTCAATGCCGGAACCAGCGACTGTTATGGAATAAGTCCCTTGAATAACATCGTAGTTCATATACGGAACCGCTCTTAATAAATCCTCAACCCGCTTCATGCTCTTGAATATGTGAGCGGCAAAGAAATCCTCTTTTCGGTCTTTTAATAAAACAACAGGCATTTTTGAGTTTTCGTCCAGATAACGCGGGTTCAAAAGCAATACCCTCGGCATATCTATATTTTCACAACATTGGTACGCCGCAATATGAGCACATTCCAAATAAAGTATCTTTTCGTGAAGAGCCGAAACATTGGACGCCCTGATATCGAAGTACGCGTCATGAACAATGAACACTTGTTTTATCTTAGAAGGTAGGTCAAAAAACTTCCACCAAAAACTTGTATCTTTATGACTCCAAACTGAGCTTTTTGTCGGTACGAAATTCCAAAGTATCAAGTCGGCGTCTTTAACTATCTCGTTCCAACGTTCAAGAGCGTCAGGCTCATATATCCCTATCTTGTTAGTTGGAGGTAAATAATACCCGTAGTAGTTATTCTTCCAATAACCTGTCGCTTCACTTATTTCGTACCCGCCGTTTTGAGAATTGATTTTCTGTTTTGACTCAAACGAACCATCCGCTAATTCAATTAGCGATTTGTCGTATGCTTTTTGTTTAGTAGACGTTGGGGATATTTGTATAATGTCGATGTCGTGGCCAAGATGTTTGAACGCCTTGACTTTTGACTCAACGTGTTCAACTATCCCGCCATACTTCATTATTTCGAAATCTGCAATAAAAATCTTCATTACTTTGTTTTGTTTACGTAAATTTCTTCAGGTAACATTTTTTTGATATACCCCTGCTCGAACCACAATAAACCAGATTGGCTCTTATAGAACCTCTTTGCAAGGTCAAACTTAATGTCGTGAATCTCAACCGTCGGGATTGACTTGTAAAGTTCAAAATCTACCAAGCTGTTTTCAAACTGCTCTTTTGCCCGCTTCTTATACGAATGAGGAAATTCTCTATAAAAGTAATTTGCTTGAGCTGAAATTAACCAATGTACAAAATAATGGAAAGGGTGCGACTGCCCGAAAGGAGCTACAATTTTATAATCGGGATTTATCTTTTGAAATTTCCTGATGAAGGCATACAAAGCTTGAGAAATTTCAGTCAACTTATCTTCTCCCCAATATTCTGTCAAATAATTTAGGGCATTCTCGTGATTAACGGTTTTAAACTGTTTAAAATACCCGTAATAGCTTTGGTCGTCGAACTCTACTGTCAAGTGGTGAAAAGGTATGTTCAAGAACTCATAAAGGTTCTTATCTTCTTGTATACGCTTTGCATTATTTTCAACGGTCAACACTTGAACTTCGTACCCTTCTCCCAATAGTGCGTGCGCACAACTAAACAAAATATCATCACTGTGCGGCTGAATTAGCAATAGCTTTTCTACTTTTCCCATTTTCTTTTTACAATTATTTTTGATAAAGGTTGATTCTTTTTTGTTACTGATTGGGCCAATGTCCGGACTTCATCGCTTATTTCCGGAAGTGTCTTTTGACCTGTTGGATCTGGAAGTAATCCAACTCGCATGCTTAAATTTGTACAACCTAAACATGGTGAGAAACTTCGTTCCTTATTATACAACATAACTCTGGCGGCTTGAAAACGTTCGTGGTTCCACAGCGCGTCAATTTCATAGTCAAATATACTGCCAATTGGATAAGTGCCTCTGAAGTCGTCGCAACATAAAGCCACATTTCCATCCCAGCGAAAAGACATTTCCCTAAACGGCATAGTGCAACGTTTATGTTGGTCTTTGTTATCCAATGGGAACGCTGCTCCACAATGGTTAGTTAGGTTACGAACTAATGATATTTGTTCGGTACGTATTGGCGGAACAACTAAAATACGGAACTCTTTTTTGTCAGAGAACATTGGTATCCCTGCTTTGAGATATTGTATGTCTTCCTTGCCATCCATCTCCTTAACAATTTTTGACCAATCTCCTTCGTCTGAATAGTTGTCTAACAATAGATGGTTGATGCCTGCTTCTTTTAAAGCTTCTATTTTTTCGTGTATGAAATCTTCTTCTTTTGCGATACCGTACCCGTTCGTTATTAAATGAAATATTGTCTTTGGCAAAGCAAACCTGAAAATACTAATTATGTCCAATAATTGCGGGTTCAAAGTTGGTTCCCCGTGCATTGCGAAGATTATCTTACTTGGCCAATTTGCTTTAGCTATTTCGCCCGCTATTTCTTTTGCAGTCTTTAGCGTCATAAAATTCCAAGGAGTAGTACCTTTTTCTCGCATTCCCCTTAACCCGCAAAAACTGCAACCAAGATTACACCCCTCGGTCGGCTCAATTTGTATTGAGTATGGGGCATGTTGTAATTCTAAATCTTCTAATGCCATAATGTATTAATCTTTTTTAAAAATTTCAAATATATAGCCAGTTGACGAACTGTAAATCGTTGCCTTTGGTTTATCCATCAACTCTATTTTTCGGTTAGTGAAAGGCATGTCTTTTAGTTCTTCGCTACTTATAGAGGCAGTAATTGACATGTCTTCGGGAATCTTTATGCCCGACATTGCTAAATTTATAGCAAATTGTTCAACTTCGTTTAGTGTCATAATGTATATTTTTCTTTATTAACTCTGGTGACAAAAATGGGGAGCCTTTTCGCGGCTCCCCTTGGTTCACGTCTTATGCTACTGCTCTGAGCGGTGCATTAGAAAAGTTGATTGTTTTGCCCGTTATAGACAACGACTTTCTCTTTTTACCCTACTTATAACGCTGTCAAAACCAAACAGCCCCGTATAATTGTAACTAACATTCCCGTAGTCTAAGGCATAATCGGAATGCAGTTGCCTTCTGTTAGTTACTCCTCTGGCGAAGGATGTGGAGCTGGAGGGAGTCGAACCCTCGTCCAAACGTATTTCAAATAAACGTCATAGATTGTCGTGTAATATTAATAACCTTGGTAGTTATTTTGTGACTTTTATGTCAAGCTTCACACCTTGAAGTCTTGGATTTTTAGCAATATATTTTGGAGCAATAGAGAACGCCCGTAAACCTGAATCCCAAAGATAACCTTTTTGCTTATGGTTTATTGTGCAACGACAGTACGGGTGAACTGGAGAAATTGTCGCCTTATAATCAGCCGCCTTGAGTCCTATGTTATTCCCGTTCGCTATTACATCATCCAATACATAAACTATCGGTTCGCTATTTGGGTCTTCTGGGTCTGTCAAGTAAAGCTCTTTGCAATGTTTACAAGCTCCTTCATAAACATCAAAATAGACTTCGGAATCAACGCCGTGGTTCTTTACGATACTTTGAGCTATTCCGGAGTTATACGCTTCGTGTAATAAGTAGTAAGCAATACGCAGCCAATCCCTTTCCCAGTCCTTAGTCGCTTCCCCAAGTTCCGCTGCTAGAGTACGCCCGCTTTTTCGTAATTCGACAGCCTTCGCCGCCTTATCCTTGATTAACGCCTTTATTTTGAATTGGTTCTTTTGATTGCCACGAACTATGATATTTGAAGTACCTTGTCTGATACGACTACCCAGCCCACCAATATCATTATATGCTCGGTTCTTGATTTGTTCAAGAGCAAATCTTTCTTGTTCGGTCAAAGGTATGAAGTTACCAGAACCTAAAAACTTTGTAAACTGCGAGTAATTCAATCCCTTTGCTCTTTTAGAACCTAATGCGTCGGACAATATTCCAAAGTAGAATGCATGGTCTATTATACCTTGACTATTCTTATACAAATTTACGTCAATTCCGGAAGCTAGAAGTAACGCTTTTTCGTTAGCCGACAGATAATTGTATCCAAGTTGTTTACCCACGAATATGCATTCCCACCTTTTGAGTATTCCGAGTATATCTTGTATTTGGTTATTGTTGAATATCATTTTTTGATAGGCTTAATAATTTCGTTGATTAATTTTTTGTACCTCGAATTAATCTTTTTGTCCAATTCTTCGAATACGGTTGGCAATTCCTTTTTCAACCAATCAGGCGCGATAAAATAATGCATAAAATTTTCTGCAAACACTTCATTGCTCTTGCTAATCTCATAAGGGCTGCTTGCGTGCGTAATGGTTTTAGCAAACCCCTTGTACCCCTTACTTTCAAAGTGGTCATAATGATGTCCTAATTCATGCACAAACGTATTTGCATCCAATTTGGAAGGCATAGAGATAGTATCTATCAAATCATGTCCAGCTATATTTCCAGAGCCGCCGTTGTACTCCCTCAACACCAACTTTAATTTAATATCCCTTGTTATTTTTTCAGCTTCATCGAACGAAATTTCAATATCTAAATTAACAGGCTGTTCTAAATTTCTTAGTTGATATATCTTCTTAGCGTATTTTATGTAATTGTCAAAATTCAAAAAATCTGTTTTGTGCTTAATGTCTTTTAAATTCGCACTTTGTATATAACTATCATCTTTGTCTAATTCATCATAATTAATATCGAATTTAGTTTTTAGCAAATCTTTGTATTTTTGATACTTATCAAGTTTCGGATTTAACGAAATAATATCTATGTACGCTTGAGCTTCATCATTTATTTCGTGTTTCTTAGCAGCGGGTTTCGCATCGCTCTTGCTGACATTACGCCAATCATACTTCCCTGAAGGAAGCTGTTTCCAGACCCATTTACCGTTCGGATGAATATCTCCCACGTTATGCCCCTTTTCAATGTCGTTTTCTTGCGCCTTATCGATGTCCTCGTCTTTGGTGTCGACTGCCGCTGATTTAGCGATATACTTTAACACATCCGCAACCGCCCCCGACAAATTAGTGTTGTATTCTGAAATGAACTTGTTTTCATATTCAGTTACAACTTTGAAGGGTGAAGGTATGAAATGTGAATCTTTCTTTGCCATATTATTTATCGCCTTTTTTGCTTTTTGATATTTCAACCGCTTCAGTCAGATATTTGTAATAATCTAAATAACCAGCTTTTTCTTGGCTCAACTCTTTATAAAAATCTAGAGACCTTTGTATTTTTTCGTCATCAAATTTAGAAACGAATGGCGCAAACATATCTGGCCATAAAGGTCTTTCGCCAAGCATGTTGACTAAATCGTCTTGTTTTATTTTTTTGCTTATTGCCAATTCGACTTTTCTTAATATGGCATATCTCGCCCCATAGTCTATATCTCCAGCTTTCGTGCCCTCATCGTAAATTCTTTGAGATTCTTTTAATTGGTTTGCTAACCCTTTAAAATCAAATCCGCTTTTTTTATCTTCAACGTCTTTTGAATCAGGTTTTTCATCAAACTCGTACGAAGCTTTTTCGTGAGCATTACGCTGGTCGGTCAAGCTTTTTGCTGATTCTTTAGCTTCCGGAGTATCAACGCCCGACAGTTTCTCAATTGCTTCATTGAATGTTTTCACATGTCCAGCGTGTTCTTCCTTTGTCATGCCCATAGAAGATTTCTTGTCCATGCTGACCCCGCGTTTCTCGAGCTCTTTCTTTGCAGCTGAAACTAACTCTTCTTTTGCGTCTTTTGATTCCAAAACCTTTTTCAAAGTTTCAGTATCGGTCGTTGCAGCATGTTCTTCAAGTGTCTTCGTAATCGGCTTCTTCTTGCCGTTTTCGTCCAACTCAACTTTTTTGTTGTCTAAAAATTCTTTTGCCTTTGCTTTTTGTTCTGGAGTTGAATCATCTGAATCCATAACTCGCCTTGCTCTTATGGTTTGTTCAGAAGAAGCTGCCGACTTGACTTTCTTTGAGTCAACTTCGTTACCGTCTTTCTTTTCAGCCCCATACTTTTGTCCAACTCGGTTGAGTTTTTTGTTTTCCGGAGTATTTGCATAAACTCCGCTGCGAGATTTTTCAATTTCGTCTTCAAACCCCTTTAATATGTTTCTTCTTTTATCGTCTCCAATGTTTAACATGATTTTGCGTGTTTAGAATTTTATACCAACATTTATTGTGTACCCTACTTGAGGACCTGAAACACCAACGTAACGTATTGCCGAAGCCCCAATCATATACTTTTGACCTAAATCAATCCCCGCTTGCACCTGATTCAAACTTAAATCTATCGACGACCCGACCATACCGTAAAACTGAATTGCCGGAATACGAGTTATGGTATTGGTGGTCGTTATGTATTTAACAATCGGTTGTATGGTTGATTTTGCTTTTATTATTTTATTTCCCACAACTTTTACATCAACCTTAAACGTACCTAAACTGTCAGTTGAATAATCAAGATTGTAATCTCTTTCTAAATGGTAATCAGCCAAAATTGCTGTTGTGTCAACCTTTTGAATAATTGTTTTACCTGCTACAGCATACGGAACGGTATCATGCACCGCATAAGGAACTGGGTTATCCAATGTTTTAATAATCTCGTACGGAACTTTCTTAGTTACCGTTACCGTTTTAGTGTTTATTGCAGTTTTTACTGTTAAACGCCCCGTAAACAATCCAGCGAAAAATAAAACTACGATAGTGATTCCTGCGGTCAAAAATTTGTTTCCTGTTGTCATTTTTCTTCTTGTTTAAAATAGTTTTCTACATCGTCTTCGTGTACTCCTAACTTATGAGCTATTTCGCCTGACAGTAATTTCTTCATCATTTTTACCGCTGGCAAATCAGGCTTTATTATTAACATATGAGCGCATACAGAAAAGAACTCGGCTGCACATAATAACGCTGTTACGAAAACAGTCCCTATACTTATGTCGTTGTTGATTAAAACTTTTTCTAAGACCAACGGCATAAAAAATAAAACAAAATACATTACCAATTTCACCGCTGTTGAATAAAGCGCGATGCTTATTTTAAATTTACGAACCTTCAAAGAAGACCAACACCCAAAAAATAAATCGATAAAAAGAGCCAACAGCACCCAATGAAATAATTGCGCCTTTACGCCAAACGTTGCGGCAACGAACATCATAAACATCATCCCCCAACCCATGACAGTACTGAAAATAAGTCTTAGTTTTAAGACTAAATCGTCTATTGTTAAAACAACTTTTTGAAAAGCATTCAATTCCATCTCATATTACTATTTTATGCAAATTTATAGCCCTGTATATCTATTTATTTGTACACAACTGTGCTGTCTATGCTATAATCTTCGGTCAAATCGCTGGTCGGTGCTAAGCTATTTATCGACACTGAATAATCTACCCCAGCCACAGCATTTTCCTGCTGGTTAGCGGGATTATACACATCGTCGATAATGTATGTTTCCGATTCTACTCCTCCAATTGGTATGGTTATATTATGGTCTACGGTGACGTCTGGACCAGTCGTCCTAGCGTAACCTATTATATTAGAAACTAATGCGCTACCAACCGCCTCGCTGCTAGTAGCCTTGATGTGTATCTGGTCTCTAAATGGACCATCAGTTTGGTCATATTTAACAAACAATACATTAAGCGTTATCAAATTTTGTATTTTGGTAGACCCCGAAACAACCAAAGTGTCATCGGATATCAAAGTCAATGCAACCACATCCAGTTTTAAAATTTGGTTTGCTGCGTATGTAGTGGCAAAATATCTCCAAATCGATGCCGAATCGCTTTTATGAACTTCTGCCGCCCAAACTGTTGATGATACTTTAGTAATGCGTAACCAAAGAGGATATTGTCCAGCCTTGAATATAATTTGTATTATTGGACGTTTTGAAGAAATAAAGTCGGCTTGAGAAGCCCAAATATTCATAACATCGCGTACAGAACTCCAAGCGTATGAAAAATCTGCGTAATACACTTCTACAGATTCACCAACTGCTAAGTTTTGAGCTAACCAAGTTGATTTATCTCCGGAAAGTTGTTTCCTGTAAGTCTTGGAAAAATTGCTAACAAACGCATTAGTGTTATTTATTTGAGCTTGCGTTTTTCTGAAAGCCGAATCCACGCTGTCATTGTTGTTTATGGCGGAAACAGAAGAAGATGGGGAAAAATCAAGCGACAATTTAATTCCTGTCGCTTCTTTAAATTTGTTTATCCAGCGTTGAAACTTGGACACTATTATTAACAAAGAATCGTTTAATAATATGTCCGTCGCTTCTCCCGTTGCGACAAGAGATGGGACTGTCTTTGAATAAATCTCATTAGACGAAGTTTGATTATTAATTTCTTCAGCGGTCTTAGCTACAATACTTTGATAGTTAGAACCTATCGCTGTTGTATCTCGGGACACCAAATCCATGTCGGTATCATATTTTTCTTTAGATACAAATCCCCCCGCCTTATCTTTCCAAGAATCCAACGCCCATTTGAAATTGAAATACAATCCATTATTCCAAGATATCAAATTGCCTTGACCCTCCGATATCAGCTTAGATAATTTGTATTTTGCTAACGAAAATATCCCCTCGACTTTTGATTTACCGAAAATATACCCATCAGTAAAATCAAAGTCGACTTCATCAAATGTGAATATTAATTTCTTATTGGTTAAATCAAACACGCCTGCCAAATCATCAATCAGTAAATTAGATGACGTAACGTGGTATTGTATGTTAGTTCCTAAATCATCAACAACGATATTTCCTAATGCGTCTGTGTATTGAACCTTGGTGGTTGTAATTGCAACTGCTATCGCATTTAATTTATCTGTTATTCTATAATGAGCCCCCAATGACAACCCATCACCCGAAGCAAGATTAACTAACTCGCTGTATTGAATAACGGATATAATTTCTTGCTTCAAAACAATCCAATTCAAAAGAAAAAAATCATAAACTTTATGACATTTCTGAGAAGGGGTTGTGTCAAACCAAATTAATGTAGTATCTTCCGGAGCGTTAGCTCCTATATACAAACCTGAAGTATCAGCCATGATTTTTATTTTTAGCGAGTGTAAACGTAATCGGATCTGTCATTCCAAACCGAAATAAAATCCATTGTTGATTGCGCATATTCAACGATCGTCACAGTTCCAGTAACGGTAGTTTTTGATATCCTCCAACCTGCTCGAGATGGGTCTGTCCCTAGAGGTGCATACCCTTTATAAGTACCGCCCACTTGAACATCTACGATAGGTTCTGGCATGGTATCGCTCAAAAGTTGTACTATTGGTGCGTTAGTTTTTTGTACTTCCATCTTCTTCTTGTTTTAAAAAATTGTCAAATGCTTTTATAAATGAATTGTCTTCTGCTTTTTCTGAATCCTCGTCGTCGTTGTCGTATTCGCTACCTGAAGCGTCCTCGTCAACAACAGCTTCGTCAAATGGGTTATAAGTATCTTCTCCAGCTCCATTCATATTTGCTTGCTGTGTAGCCTGAGCGGCTTGTGTCTTAGCCGAAATATAAACTGCGTTTTCGATTATTTCACCTTCTTCGCCAATTGGTTCAAGTTCCCATTTCTCGCGGATTTCATTAATCTTCATGAAACTTCCAAGCTTCTTCACGTCCAAATCAACCTCTTCTGAAATGGTCATTCCATTTAACCCTACGAATTGGAACTCAAATTCGGGATTTACTTGTTCTACAATGTATTTGTTTATTTTACGTTGAAGAAATTTCAACAGCGGATATAACCCCTTATCCTTAGAATTTTTGAGACGTTCAGCTTGACTTCCTTCAAACATTCCTCCGCCACCCGATTTTGATATGTCCCACCCTATTTCAGTTGGGTCAATAGAATAAATGGCACATGCGAGTTTTATTAAGTATTCAATCCAAGCCGTATATTCCATATCCCGATTGTTCTTCTGCAAGTCAATCCAGTCTATGTCGCCTTCTACCACAGGAGTCTTCCAGCTTTGCATAACGCCCGTAATCATAGATTGCCATTGTTGCTTAAATTGTTGAAGAGACGCTTCGTTGACATTACCCTTAACACGCAACAACCCTTTAGGAGCCGAACCTTGTGAAAAGAACCTACGATTATACTCATCTCCCCACAACATGGAAGTAACTACATTTATCAATTCTTCAAGTTCTGAAGTGCCATACCCGTTTGCGTAAATACTAGACGAAGGATTACGTACACCGAAACACATTTCCCAAGGCAAAAATTCGCTTACTACTGCGTTTTGATATATTTGTACGTACGACGGTTTATAACCCTTTACCATCTGCCCTAGCATACGGTCTTGATTCGTAAAGGCAGTATTCCTTTTAAAGAAAACGTTTGTTGAATTATTGTCGAAGTAAGACTCAGCCATTCTGAAAGATGAAGCGTCCGTCGCCATAAATTGAGTAAGTTTCCCCCTTCGGTTACGGATGCACTCAAAAGTCATCTGGTCGTAAACTAATGAATCATCGACAGATTTTCGTATGAACGTATCAAAGTCATCGTGTTCCCAAGAATTAACTTCCCCGCAATTTAGAATAAAGTCAGTTATCGCATTAGCTATCCTTTTGTCCTTATCATCCATTTTAGAATTAACCCCAAACTTCGGTTTCTTGCGAATTACGAATCCCGTTGAATACTTGTCGGATTGAGGCTCGGCAAAATCAGCAATTTGATTCTTACGAGTTTTTATTATGGCGTTTATAATGGGAGCTTTTGACATCCGTTTCAGCGTGGTGTAAGATAGCGAAAACGGTTTATCCTTGAATCCTAACGAGCTTTGAAATTCGAGAGGGTCTACAAAGAAGGATTTTGAATCATCGGGTTGTTTAGGTTGTATAGACGCTAATGAATTAGCCGCCTTTATCATGTCGTCTGGATGGTCTGACTTTAACGCCTTTTCGAGCGTCCTCAGTTTTTTATAGTGTAAAAGCTGTTCCGCCTTTTCTATCGCTTCAATTTGTGTCGCTAATTTGCCAGCCATTTAGATAATTAAATTTAGTTTCATTATCTATATAACTGCTAAACCAATTTTAATTTTGCGAAGATCTTTATTTTCACAAATTACATATTTGTCAGTCAATGTTTCGTGAGTAGCCAACACCGCATCCTCAATATCGTATAATTCGGTATCATCATCAAAGCTACTGAAAGACTCAAATTCTTTTAGTTTTTCCCAAATAGAGTCAAACTCTTCAATGTCTTCAATGGTCATAGCGCTAAAATCTGAAAGAAATACCAAGTCTTTAACTTGCGTATCCATTTCTCCTGCTAACAACTGCAAGTCTATATCTAAATTAATAGTTTTATAATCGTTCCACTTCATGTCATTTACCGATTACGCCCGTTGATTGTGGTACAAATTTAGACCTTTGTTTGCCTTCTCCAATTGTCATTTTCCAATACTTTTGAAATTCACATAGCCACATCTCTATCTGATGCAATGTGATATTGCATTCCTTGTCTGTGTAGTATTTACCTTTATCTTTATTCCAATAGAGGTAAGGCATCGAACCGAACCTCTTCAGCTCAACTTCAGCTAAATCTCTAAGCATATAGATTCCTATTTTTTGAGCCTTCCCTTTTAAGTTAGGGAAAATTAACCGTATCCCCACGCTAGCGCCAGGACCGACATTGGTGTAATCGTCTTGAGTGAACTTCATGAACCTTCGATTTGTGTAGCGAAAGATGTAAGTAAAATCTTGATAAAATTCGTGCGCTATGAAATCAGCAACCCCAGGATATGACTTCAAATGTTTAATTATATCTTCCGGAGTTTTAGCGGTCAAAACTGTCTTTACTATGTTGTTGATATTTTTATGAAGCGTTGGGATTACAACTCGAGTATAACAATAATCGCGGGTGTGGTGAGGTGAGGCTTGTGAATTTATTAGATAAGCGTTGGTGAAAGGGTTGGCGTTGCAATCTCTTACTTCTTGTATTACTTCAGCAAAATCATCTTCATCAAAATCTTCCCAATTCTGGATACCCGCCTTCCAGCCGCGAGTCATTACCGCATATTCAAAAGTATTGGGATTGTTAAAATAGCGAAAGAACATTATCTTCCATATCAGGTTCCGGAGCGATAAACTATCATCCAGAATAATATTCTTGATTTGCCATTGTGAATTTTTATCCAACTCACGATAAACGTTTGTAAACTTTGATTCAGATAGTATCTTATTTTTAGTCCATGGCGCGGGAGTCTTGTCTATAAAACGTTTCTTCCATACATTTTGGCGCTCAAACATTACATTGAAAAACAATTCCAGATTTGGTCTATAAACTTCCAAATCTTCTTCAGGCAAAGAACTATGCCAACTATTTCTTTCAAACATACGCTATTTAATTTTTTCTTGACCTAATTATTAATTCTCTTTTTGCTTCGATATTGCCTTTGGAAAGAAGTTTTATTATTACTTCTTTCTTCAACTTAATAAATGGTCTTCTATAAGAATTAATTAATTTAGTATCGGACAATGTAAAATTACAAGTGTTTTTTATGCAGATTGGTTTGTTTGCAAAATGAACTGAAAACTCAGGTTGATATTTGTTACCGTGAAAACCGTGTATGACGAATAATATATCGCCCCATACGCTTTCATTCTTTACAATATCGCCCTCCTTAAAATACCCGTGAATTGACTCCATGCTATATGACTCTTTTTATTTTATAAAACTTTGAACTAAAAAGAAGAGCGAACTTCACAGCCCGCTCTCTCTCAATTGACAAATCTTAAATTTAACCAAATCACCCTATGAAATTATTTTCCAAACCCAAATGCAATAACCTGTCTTGGTGACAACTCGTAACTTGAAGTATCTTTTATTTCTTGAAGCAATTCGCAAGCCTTAATATCAGTCATGATATTACAAATCTTTGAAACCGTGTCGTTGTATTTTCTGCGCGTATCAGCTTCAGCTTTTGAGGCAGGGCAACAATTTGGTTTTGACTGTGCGTCGGTTACCGATAGGCTTTCAGCCACAGCGCCGCAATTTTCTTTTAAATTCGTGTCTTCCCAATCGTACACCTTGAAGGGAACTGACAGTTTCATGTCTTGTGTCCACCAAGGCGATACGTCTTTGGTAGGAGCTGCTCCGCAATCTTCAAGTAAAGTATTAGCAGCGGCGGTTTGAACGGCAAGGTCGGCATTTAAAGCGGGTAAAACCCCCGTATTAATCTGATCTTTTATTTCCTTGCCAGTTTTACTGAACTTTATACCACCGTCGTTCATTGCATACAGAATATCCGACTTCTCTACGTCGTCAACGGGTGCACCTTGAGTATCATCTTCGCTGACTGCCTTTTCAAAAGGGTTTTCGTCGACTTCTTCGACAACCTCAACCGCCTTTTCAATTTCGGCTTCGTCCACGTCGTCAACTGCTTTTTCAATGTCAACCTCAGCGGATTTTGCTAAATTAGATTCAGCGTCATCAGCTTTCAGCTGGTCTGAATTTGTAAAACCGTTGGCGATATGTAACCGCCGCGCTTGTTGCGCTTTTCTTATTTCGTCTCCTACGTTCATGGTTTTATGTTTTATCTGCGTTTTATTCTATATGATACTGAACCTGAATATTCGTTATCTTCGTAATCATCCCAATCGCCGTCCGATTTTCCTTTCTTCATCAAATCAGAAAAACTTGTAAACCCTCCTCCGAATGGATTCCACACAGAGGTTGTGTCTACCCAAAATCCTTTTGGCGGAGAAATTAAAGCTTTTGCGGCTGCCTTGCGAGTTGCATCCGCTACAGTTCCTCTTTTTGAATCATAAGACACGCCCAAGGCAACTATACCCTTGCCTACTTTCTCAGTATAAAATTGATAATTGTTATCGTTTTGTTTACTGTAGTGGTCATTTATGAGTTTTAATTCTTCTTTGGTAAATGGGTCGTCTGATTTAGGTTTATCGGCTTCTTTTGTTGGTTGCTTCTTGATAACGTCCGTATCCGTTTTTGGGGTTGGTTTTGTTGTAGTGCGATGCGATAATATCTCGGCTTCCCGCTTTTTCATTGATTCATATTTTTTAGCGGCAACTGGGTTTTTGGTTGCAAAGTCAGGAGCATTGACAGGATATTTTTTTCTATAATTAGCTATGTCAACTCTCAACCCTGTATATTCAATTTCTTCTTTATCCGAAGCTTGAGCTGGCTTGCCTCCGATAGCCTTATCATGATATTGTTTTGAAGACGGGTCGTCTCCGTTTCTATCATCGCTGTCGTCTTGTTTCCCCGCTGAGTGTGTCTTGTTATCAGGCATATGAACATAAGGTTTGTTTGGGTCTGCATTAGCAGCGGGTTTTGAACCCGTCTTAGCTGCATTTCGCCAATCGTACTTACCTGATGGAAGTTGAGTCCAAACCCATTTACCGTTGGGGTGAGCGTCTCCCACATTATGACCTTTTTCAATGTCGGTTTCTTCAGCCTTTTCGATGCGGTCTGAACTTGAAACCACGAACCCCTTCAAGATATTCATCTTGCGGTCGTTTTGCGCCCTTCTAATGTCGTCGTTTATGCTCATAATTATTTTAATAACATACCGTAAAATTGTTCTAATGTGAATGCCTTATTATAGTTGTAGTTTTCTTTTTGGTTATTCACATCATCCAACATATTTTCTAACAAGCTTTTCCCATTCTTCGTTTGATAGTCAGTATTGTTGTAGACTGAAAGGTTCAACCATGTCATTTTCAAATTGAATAACACCTGTCCTAAAACTACCTTTTCGTCTAACTTAGCATATTCAGAGAACCGCCCCGCTAACCATTGTGACATTTTTATCAGGTCTGGATTGTCATGTACAAATTGAGGATATGGCTTGATTGATGTTACGAATTTTTCAAACGCCTTCTTGCCGAACCCCTTCAAAAGTTTAGGTATATTGTCGGAAGTGTCTCCCAATATCACCTTACCTAACAGAACCTGTATTGGGTCAATTTCGTTGACAGGTAAATTCATTTCAAAGTACCGCTCCCATTTATTCATATTTTCCGGAAGGCACGTCATCATTAACCGATTGGAAGCGTTGCAAAAGCAAGATACATTTTTAGTGCACATTTGAGTTATATCTGAATCGCCTGTAACGATTACCAATTCTTCGTCCAATATGTAACCGAAGTACAAACTCCAAACATAGAGAAGGTCATCACCTTCGGCTCCCCAAACTCGGCTCACGATTAACCCCTTCTTGCGAAGTAACGCTTCGAACTCATCCAACACTTGCAGAAACAACTTATAGAAGTCGTCGCGCACCTTTGTCAGAGCGTACTTATAATCGTCATATAAGGAATAACGCCAACTTGAGCTGTCAATTACGAACGCAACGCGGTCAATGTCCTTAAATCGGTTGAGAGTAAAGCACATATCGATTACGCACTTTCGCAATAAAACTTGTTGGTTTTCTTTAACAGATAAAACCGAGGACATATCTTGCCCTCGGTAATAAGTTGTAAATACGTTATAAACTTTGTGAAAAAGGAAATTTCCGTCAAATAGTATATTCATTTGAGCATTTTTATTTTGTTAATTTGGTCGTCCTTTGATTCTTTAACCGCTTTATTGATACTTGTATTCTTGCCGTCTTTAACTCCGTGCATGAATATGTTGTTAACCTTAACGTTGGTTTGACGCCCCTTATTCATTTTATATTTGGTAGCCACAAACTCATCAATCGCCGCATCATTGCGTAAAACCAGAGCCGTTACCTTACCTGCAAAAATGGCGTCTTGGGATTTATCTGCATTTGCTTCTTCTTGAAACTTGACATCAAGTCCGGAAACACAACCGCCAAGATAATGACGTAAATAAGTGTCGAGACCGATTGGCTTAAATTTGAAATCAATTGTGTCCTGATATAATTTGTATTTCAACTTTCCTAATTCCACGAACCGTTCGCAAAGCATGGTGTGTAACCATTTCACAGTTTCCATGTTTTGAGGCAGACCCAAAATCAACATACGCCTATCTTTGCGGTCGCCGTGAATAAAACACTTACAAAAATTCCATTTGCAACATACGTACATCAAGCGAAACTCCCAATCACCGCCTATGAATTTATACTTGTACCAAGAGTCCATGTTTTCTTCAACTCCAGCTTTTGGTTTATCCTTCAAATCGAGTTCATCGATTGACAGATTATAACTGAGTAATAAACGTTGAATGGCGGCTGCTGCGGCTGTCGCTTCGTTTTCATTACCCACCTTGATTGCACTTTCCTGAAGCTTGATGAGCTTGCGTAATTTGTTCTGAATTTGGTCAATTTGATTTACAGTTTCCATTTATTTGTCATTTTATGGATTAATACTATTTGGATTACGATACAAAGATATCGCTTTATTTGAATACTACCTAATGTTTTATTGATTATTTTTCGCTTAGAGCCAAGATTTAACTATTCGCATTTAAAATCGGTTACAAATCCTAAATAATGTTTTGCCCGCGTATATGCCACATAAACCAGATTTCGTTCTTGTTCTGCCATCCAAGGAATTTTCATACAATGTTTCAAGTACATTTTATCTTCACATATGATAAACACCTTATCAGATTCGAGCCCTTTGGATTTATGAATGGTTGACAAACATATACCGTTTTTATTGTCGTCTTTGAAAATGGTTTCAATGCGCGAAATAACTTCATTGACAGTTGTCAACCCTTGCGACAATATATCAATCACCTTTAGTTTGTCTGAATAATTCTTGTACATATCCGACTCCATAGCCTCAGCCTGAGTGCAAGATGTTTTAGCTATTACCTTGCCAATGATTCTTGATAACTCCTTGCTCAAAACGTCTTGAACATCGGCTATCTGTTTACGGTTTGTTTTCTTTATCATGTTGATAAGGTTAGTTCCAATATCGCGACCCTTAACGTATGCTTTTGTGCCTTCGCTGATATACTTCATACACAAACTAACAAGCGGAGCGGTAACTCGGCAAAGAACCATATCGCCATCCTTTATATCTGCCGTTTTAGCGTCGCGGTCTACTATCCCAACGGGAGCATTATCGCGTGCTAATATCTGTGGTACTATGCCTTTTGCTAAATCTATGATTGATGAATCGCAGCGGTAACATATTGATAATGGCATTTTAGCGGTGTGCGGAGTATTTTTAAGTAGGTTGAAGCTTTCAACATCGGCTCCAGCAAAACCGTAAATTGCTTGGCGTGGGTCGCCTACCGCTATAAATCTTCCCGTTACTGGTTTTACGCATTGCAAAAACATTTCGCGTTGAGCCGAATTAAGATCTTGGCATTCGTCAATAAATACCCAATCAAACTTTGGCATGCGTAACTGCTTTACGTTGGGGAAATAAATCATGTCGGTAAAATCTATGACGTTGGTTTCTGATTCGCCCCAGGATATAACTTGCATTGCGGCTGCGCATTCGTTATCCACTATATCCAAATCATGTTTTTCAGCTAAATCAGCCAATTGGTATTCTGACTTACATAAGCTTGAACGACCGAGATCGGCAAGCTTGGCAATATTTGAACGATACTGTCCTTGAGCTTCAAACGATATGGAAACATTTGGGCGAATTGCCCCGTATTTAACCGCGTTATTGATATAAGTAGTATATTTGTCGCCCTGAATTTGTGACTTGAAAGTCTTCATTATTGCCGAAGCTCCAAGGGAATGTAAGGTACGTACATCAACATTTGGCAGATTACCTACTTTTATTTTCAGTTCCTCAACAATAGCTTTATTGAAAGCCAAGAACAACACGGATTGAGTAGATGGGATAAGTTTTAAAGCGTTTACAATTGTGGTGGATTTTCCGGAACCTGCGACTGCGTCTATGACCGCATTGCCTTTACCTACTTGAACGTATGTGTAAACGGCTTTCTGATAACGGGAGGGAGTTTGAGTTGACATGACTGTTTTGTTTTTACGATTATGGTATAAAGATATCGCTTTATTTAATACGCTCAAAACTTTTTGCCAATTATTTTTGGTTGGAGCCAAAGATTTAACGTTTGTTGCTAATAATTCATGATAAGGTTGTTTTCATTGGCTAATCTCAACAAATAGTCTTCAGACATCGAGCAATAACAAAATGCAACATTTATGCCTTTAGCTTTAGCTGCTTTATGGTATGCCTTGCTGAATGTCTTAAACCTTTTATCTTGCGCATAAAAAGCATAATCATTTACCGCTATCCAATACCAGCGAAGTGAGCCGTCGGGATAGTAGTCTTCATGCGCTATACAAATAACGCCTTCCTTGAGGCTTTCTATTTTTTGTAGAATGCTCAAAAGGAAGGCTTCTTTATTTATTTTAGTTATCGACATTTTCTTTCAACGCTCGCTATCGTATCATGAATTGCACCGCCGTGGGAGAATAAACATATTTTTTCCACTTCGAACCCTCTATTGACGCCGAACGTATTTGAATGATATCCGAAAGTAATTACTTTCCCGCCCATTTTTAAAACATTCGACACTTCGTCTTTAAGTTGCCTAAATGGACTACATCTCATTCCTTTGTACATTTCCATACTTTTGCGATAGGCATATGGCGGGTCAAGCAAAATGGTGTCAAATTTTTCTCCTTCCCATGTTCTTAAAAATTCGACCGCATCTAAATTATAATCCGCTAATGATTCAACGTCTAAATCATTCCTTATTTCGTCAATCTCTAATTTAGTTATGCCGGCAAAAAGATTTAAAGTTTTCCCTTCACAATTCTTCTCTACCCAACTTCTTATGGGTTTAACAGAAAATGTATATCTGTGAAGAGGACATTTGATATAATCGAAATCTGGAATTTCTTGAACCGTCTTTTTCATTATTTCGAATAATTTGCGTCGCCCTCGCTCAAATTGGGAGCACCATAACCTGAATCCCCAAACCCTTTTGCTCCACGAGCTGTTTCGTCAAGTTTTTCTACGACTACGAAATCACCTTGTATAACTTTGTCTACAATTACCATTTGTGCTATGCGGTCACCATCATGTACGCCGTACATTATTTCACCAGAGTTGTAAATTATTACCCCAACTTCACCGCGATAATCAGCGTCAATTGTTCCTGGTGCATTTAATACCGTAATTCCATTTTTCAGAGCCAACCCGCTACGAGGGCGAATTTGAGCTTCACAGTCGTCCGGAAGTTCAAGAAATACGCCAGTACCTATCAAAGCACGTGTATGCGGAGGAATGTGAATGGTAGGTTGTCTGTCTTCAGGAGTTGTGAAATCTGTAATGTGAGCAAATAAATCAGCCCCTGCTGAATTTTCTGTAGCGTACCAAGGAGCCTGAGCCCCCGTTGCTAATTTGATATTAATCGTTCGTTTGTTCATCTTGCTGATACGGTGCGTTTAAAATATGTATTTGTATAATTCTTACTCCTAATTTTTGGGCGATAAGGTATTCTTCTTTCACCCCGTCAATTTGAGCTCCTATGAAGAATGCCGTTCCTTTCAGTTTTGCTAAATTTTCGAGCATAGTCCAACGGTCACGCAAGATTGATTCTTCTTTTTCGCTTTCACGATACGCAACATCGCCTTCTGTTGTTCTATACCAACAAATCCTTTTGAAGGGATTTATTTGTCTTAAAAAATCCAAAACTTCGGTAGTCCAACCGCGTTGCTCTACTACAATTCTTGGTAAGAAACAATGATGCAGAACGTCATCGGTTTCTTTAACCAAACTTTCAGTCATCAACAATATATCAAAAGCTTCCTTGATTTGCTCAAGAGTTTGCCCTTTCAATGTGAAGTGTACTGAATAGTCCTTAAATGCAATTAACCCATTTTTCATAACTACAATTTTTTATATTTTATTTTTAAATCCAGCCGCCCGAATTTTTCGACCACGGTGCAGTTTAATGGATAACGTTGGACCATTATTTCATTATACTCCAAGTCTTTTTTGTCTCGATAAAAATCGGAAAAACCGCCGCTATTAGCTACCATTGTATGGTCGTATGCAAACGTGTTAAAACGCATTACAATTTTGTCGGCATAAATGTTCTTCAACGTGAAGTCCATGTCCTCTTTGCATTTCAACGTTTCGTCGTACCAAATATCGGTCTTGGAGTTTATTAATGTAATAGTCCCCACGAAACAATTAAAAGCATACGGGTTTTTTGAACTCCACACGAATTGGCGCATGCCGAGGGTCGCTATGTCGAACGATAAGTCTTGAGCCTCATATTCTAGTAACGATAGATATTCAAGAGTAGGTTTCCGGTTAGAATTATTGGTAAGGCGACTCGTAACTTGATCTAAGATATCAAACTTTATAATGTCGTCGTCAATCATCATTAACAGTTCACCGCGATACCGCCTTTTTATGAAATTCCGGACATAAGATATCCCCATATCGTTTTTAGGCAATACGAGGATATTTTGTTTTTCATGCCCCCCTTTTAGGTATAGCTCAAAATCTTGAGGTTCTACTACTACTGTGTATTTGATACCCTGAAGCAGACTGAATGTCTTTCCGTTGGGTCTGTTCTTTGAGGGAATGTATATGTCCATTTTGTTGTGCGATTTTACTTAATAACGTTGTTTACTCTTCAACCTCTTCGACCTTAGTTTCGTCAACTTCAGTTTTTGCCTTTTCGAGCAATGAATCACTTTGTTCAAATCCGAAGCCTTTCATTATGGCTTGTTTGCGAGCTTCTTGCTCTTGTTTAATGTCTTCTCCTGCGTACATAATTTTATTTGTTAAGTTTATATTTTTCAGCGGCTTTATCTACCGCATATTTGAATCCTTCAATCACTGGTAATAACGTTGGGTCTATTGTCACTAATAACTTTTCTAATGCGATACGTTTTGATTTTACGCTCGCTCTATATGCCTCAAATTCTTCGTGTGTCATACAAAGTTTGCTTTATTTTTAGTTATAATATAATGGCTACGATTTGGACAATGTGTATTTAGGATTGATGGCGTGAACGAATATACGTCAGAATCGTTTTTTACTAAATCCCATCCATTTTCCCACATTGGCTTTAATGACATTGATGCTATTTCACCACACCCGCATAAACATTTATGTTGCGTACAACCATGTTCAATAGATACATAAATGGTGACTTTATTCATTTCATCATGCGGCGGTAATGGTTCGTTGCCTATGGTAAATTCAAATTTAACCTCAACACTTTTTATTGTTTTCATTTTACAAGAAATTAAATTTGAATCCCGTTGTCATTTTAGTAGCCCCTAATTTAGCAAGCCAAAAGCTTGAAGAAATATCATCATGTTCGCCTACGGACTCAAGCCCTTTCTCTGTAAATGCAACGCTACCAAGGTCGGTAAATATCAAGTCCTTCATGTCTTGTGAAAACTTGTCGCCTATCGGTATGTGAATCTTGTTACGTTCAAAATCCAAAGCCAATCCTGGCCAACCAGTCTTTAGGTCGTATTTATCAATCCCCGTGGTATGTCCTATAACTGGCAGCCCCGCCCTGTCAGATTCTTGCACAAATATTTGTTGGAATACGTTTTGTTCTAAAACCATTACATCTGGACGATACCTAACATTCAGCCCCCTCAAGATTTGCATTTGTTCATAAAAGCTTCGCCCCTTTTCGCGGTGCAACCAAAGCAACCAGCGCTCTCCCGTTTCGTCATCGACTCCCCACACGCTAAATACAGTATAATCCGCGCCGACAGAAGATGATATAGAGAAGTCACAGCCAACCACTACCTTGCTGAACTTCATTGGGAAATCGTCCCTATTCTTTACCAACGTGTAGTTCTCCATACGAACCAAAGAACGTATCAAAATCGACATTGGGAAGATTGAAGCTTCATTCGTAATTGGGCGACAAAGGTTTTCCCTTGAGAAAATAATGTTCCCTTGAGATTCCTTTTTGTCCATCAGGTCTTTGAAGTTCCACCTATGTGGCCAAAGTATTCTTCCGTCAGGGAATATGGCTGGATATTCAATAACGAACCAACCTTTCTTTGTTTTTAAATCCCCGTATAAATCGCTACTATGGAATGGTGTTCCAACTACTACAATTTGCCCACCAGGAACAAGCATGTTCATAATTACTGAATGGAAGTAGTCAATACCCTTGGTACGTTGAAGCGAACTATATATCACATTATCTTTTAATCCGTCATCTACCACAATCCAATACGGGTGTGCCCCGCGGACAGATGACCCGAACCCTTTTACCGTTAAACGAGCTCCGTTTCGACATACGATATTAGTATTGGCCCAACCGCCGTTGTTAGTCTTAGGCATTAACCGTTCGTTCAATATGTCGTTTCCTTCAATAGTCCCCTTTAGGATTTCAAGAAGGTCGATGCCTTGTTGCAATGAGAATGAGAATATAAACCCACGGTTGGAGTTTGAAAGCGAAGGTCTAGCTGAATATGCCCCCGATTTAGGCTTTCTGTATTTGTATAACTGCCAAGCAGCGTATGCATTTGAAAAGTAATAAGATTTTCCGTGGTCACGCGCCGCTTCTACGCATATCTTTCGGTGACGCTGAACGAGGTCTCCCCATTCAAGATGATGCCAAGACATTTGAAAATCTGGCATTACAGAAGTAATGAAATAACTAAGACTTGAGTTTCTTAATGTTTCTTCAATCGACTCGGAAAGTCTTTGTGTGTATTTAGGGCTGAAATCAATTTCGCCCTGCCCCGTATAAAGAACCCCATAGGCATCCTTCATCAAGTTGTCAAGTACAAAATCTAAATCTCCGGAAGACCCCTGAAGTAACTCATCAAGCCCTCGGTCGTCCATCCCGTTTATAATTTCATCAACTATCCCTAAACATTCCATGCGGTGCATGGGCGATTGCAATAAAGTTTGTCCAATGTCAAGTACCATATACGATTTTGATTAAAATAAAAAAGGTTACGAAATTTCTTCCGTAACCCCCTTATAACTGGTCAAAACTCTTAGTATTCGATACTGAACTTTCTTTTCACGTCTTTCATCAATTGAGCTGTTAAATCCAATTGTTTCATGACATCTGGCTCAACTTGCCCTACAATTGTCCTGAATCTTGTTTCGTTAAACTTAAGAGCTTCACAAGAGGCAAACACATCTTTCCTCACGGCATCAATAGCTACTTTAGGGTCTGCGTTGAACTTAAACTCGTGATGTCCTTTTGTGAATGTAATAAACCCAAATACACTTAATAAATTGAGCACCTCAGCTGTTTTGGAATGTGTCAAGGTTGTTTTTCTTACCACTTCAGTTTCGGTGTGTATTAATCCGACAGGGTCAATAATATTAGCAGGAGTTATCAGAACAAACAATTTTTTGCAATGTTCTTCAGCTTGTTTGAAATTGTTTACATCCCCAACAAACTCTTCCATAGTTTTAGCGCGGCTTTCAGATAACGCAGCTTTCGCTTCACGCTCAGCCAATACCTTAAAATCTTCTTCGGTCAATATAACTATGGTCATGCCTGTCTTTTCAGCTTGCTTTTTTACCATGTCCATTAACTTGACGTTTTCGGTATAAATGAAAACAATCTTTTCTTCTTCAGTTAATTTAGGTTTTGCAGGTCTCTTCAATCTCGCTGGCGTTAAACATTCCAAAGTTGCGTCCGTTATCACAGAATGGTCTTCGCTTTCAACTCCAAGGTCAACTCCCAAAACCATAACTTCTTTCACATCACCAACGGGTAATTCAGAACCCATTATGATTTTCCCAGCAATTTTGCCAGCTCCTAATACCAAATCATTTGCATGTTCGGTGTTAATTTCTACACCAGCGGCTAAATAATTTTCAGCTTCTTTGTCTTCAGCGGTGGAGGTTGCGTCCGCCGTACATCCATTACAACTACTGTAAATGCAACCTAAACATTGTCCGTCACACTCATTACCTGCTGAATCGTGATGAGTCGCAACAGGTCTCGTTACTTGTACTAATTCTTCTTCTAATCCTTTCATTATTTTAGTTTTGATATGTTTTCATTTAAAAAATTTAACAATAATTCTGATGTTTGGAAAAGCTCCTTTGAATCAAACACTTGTTTTTCTGTAACGGCACC